CATTCCTGCACCACCAAACCAGCCACCTCCACCGCCTTCGCCAGTTGAATCTTTAGCAGAACACCCTTTTCCAAAACTTCCGTTTTCTGTGCTTACACGACCAATACCACCTTGATATTGAGTACCGCCGGGACGATGTCTGTCGTTAGCACTATACCCAGTACCTCCTTCTAATCCTCCTCCTGCACCACCAGTATAAGGAGAATATGAACCTCCGCCACCACCTGCGACAATTATACGAGATAGCAAACCTTGCTCATTATCCCAAGCACCACCAACGAGCCTTATATCAGTAGCTCCACCACCATACATAGAATAATAAGTACCCATAACCTGTTGATTTAAATAACCTTTGCCACCACCATTAAAACCACTTTTAGTGTTATTAGCTGTAGATGAAGAAGCATAACCACTTTCGCCGACATAAATATATAATGTAGTTTGTTTTTTTAATGTAATTTCACCCTTGGAATATCCACCTTTAGCATCAGTATACCAAGAAGAATTGTTGATACCTCCAGAAGAACCCCAACATTCAAATTTATATTTACCAGGTTTCAATATAACACTTTGTGGCGAACCATTATGCCCAAAATTCCATTCAGTTTGCATTTTCTCACTCTCCTTTAACAATAAGTTATCAATTCATTTACACTTGTTGCAATGTTAGATAACCCACCACTTAATTTTTCTTCTATATTAACCAATCTATCTTCGATTTTCTTAGATGAATAAGTAGTCATTTCAGATACTCTGTTATCATCTACAGTTGCATTAATAAAATGAGTTTCTGCATTTCCATTAATAACATAAACATTTAACTCAACTTTTACTTCACTTCTAATCTCAATTGAATTATCATCAACTATTTTAAAATTTGGAACTATATTTTCTTTTGTAGTAGCATCTATAATATTTACAACTATTCTCTGTGTTAATAAACTATGTGTTACAGTTGCTTTGAATCCATTTTCTGCATCCTCAACCCAATCATCAATAGTTATTGTTTGAGTAGATGCAACATTTGAACCACCCGCTATAAGCTGGTCAATTTTAGTATTCAACTCTGTTTTAGCAGTTTCTATATTTGTATTAACTTTTTCTATTTCTGTATTAGTGTTATTAGGTACATTTTTTAATTTTTTTACTACATCTTCATTTAACAATTTATCACCTTCTTTTTTATTTAGAGAGCTACATTAGTAACTCTCTATTTTGAACATAAAAAAAAGAACTCTTACAGTTCTATGATAATGAAATCTCTAGTGCTTCACACATTTTTCTTACTTCTTCTCGATATTTAACAGGTACTTGGTCAATTGTTTTTAAACCTCTCTCTATTAGTCCTACATAAATTGCCGCCATACTACTTCCTCCTTCAAATTTTATATTTTTTAATGACATAGTAGATGTCTGTTGACTACTTAATATCATTTCACATATTTCAGCAGTCGCTAACATTAAATCTGTTATGTCATTATCTTGCGTTTTTTGACTTGTATCCAAATTATTTATTTTTTGTTTTTGTTTGAGTTTTTCAATTTTTTCTTCATTTATATTTAACATTTAATCACCTCTTAAAGCGTAGTCTCATCTATAGAAAATATCATAGATGGTCTTTTTATTGCAGTCCAATTATCACCTTTTTCAACTATGATTTTAGGCTCTGCTTGTGTCATTCCTTTTTCTTCCAACTCATAAATTTCTTGATATCCTGTATCAACTTTTTTCATTTCTAATAAATTCATATCTTTATGCATACCTGTGTTATTTGTTTTAACTTGAACCTTTAGTTGATTTATAAGTTGATAAATTATATCTCCTACGCTTATATTATCTTCTAATGCTCTATCTAATGTTATTACAAGCTTACCATCTGCACTATTTGTTAAAGAATTTATGTTATACTTTTTATTCTTAATAAATAGATTAGCCCCTTCTGAAATATTTATAGAATTATTCTCTTTATTAATTGTTGCTCCTAGATACATATTATCTCCAAATAGAGTATTAGCTTTAAAGTATATATTATTTATACCAAGATTTAGTTTTTCAAGCGGAATAGTGAACAGCACAAAATTATTGATAAATTCATTTTTTGAATGTATTAACTCATTGTTTAAATACATCTCAATCTTATCAATTTCATTATTTGAATCATTAACTTTTAATTTTATACCAGCTATAGTTTTTTCAGCTAATTCTATAGATGGTTTTGTTGTAGGTGCTTGGTAATTCATAAATAAAGTTTCATCTCTTCCAGCATCTAACCAAAGTAAATCATTATTAAATTCTTCTGGTATTTGAATTTTATTAAATATGTATGGATTATTAGAGTTCATATTGTAACAATCTCTTATTTTACCGCATATCCATAGTGATTTATCTAGCTTTCTAAAAGAGATATAATCTCCACCTATCTCTACATCTTCCACATCTACATCTAGTTTAGTAAATGTCTTTATTATAGTATTTGTAGAAGCCTCGCCTAGTCCAAAATTACCAAATCTATTCAATCCTTGACCCCATACAGAATTATCATTTAATAATACTAAAGTAAACTTATCATCACACATAACTTTTTTTACATTAGATATATTTACTCTTTGCAATCCATTTACCTCATTATTATGACCTAGCCCTAGTTGGTATTCTGAATTTAATCCTGCTGAATACAGAGTACAATCATTTTTCAAAAAATATGAGAATCCAACGCCACATGAAGTTTGTCTTATATCTGCAAAGTCTAATTTAGTGAAGTTTGATAATGAAGTTGTTGTTTTTGGATTTAATAACTGACCATATGTATTATCACCACATCCAAATAACTCTCCTTTTGTATTTACAATCAATGAATGAGTCTTTGACATCCAAAATTCTTTTATGTTTTCTTGTAATTCTATTCTGTCATTATCTATATCATATTTTTCTTTATATACAGAGCCTAGAACGTTTCTATAATTTATATCACTTCGTGATGGTATTATATATTTGTTATTTATCAGATTAAAATTATTGTTTAATGTATAATTATTCAAAGTGTCAAATCTGTACAAATAGTGACCTTCAACCTTAGTAAATACATTTCTGTTGGTAGTATCACCTAAACCTAACTGCCCACTAGAATTTAAACCACACGCCCAAATGCCACCATCATTTTTAATTATGAATGTGTGACCATTTCCACATACAATATTTTTAACATTATCTATATTAACTTTTGTAAATGTAGTTCTACTATCAGTATCTCCTAGACCAAGCTCTCCATTGTTATTTCGACCACATGACCAGATTGTATTATCATTTTCGATTATGAATGTATGATAGCTACCACATGCAATTTTTTTAACATTATCAATATCAACCTTAGTAAGTATATTTCTTTGTGTATTATCTCCTAATCCTAACTGCCCATAAGAATTTGAACCACACGACCAGACTGTATTATCATTTTTGATTATGAATGTATAACTACCACCACATGTAATATCTTTTACATTATCTATATCAACTTTAGTAAATACATTTTTATTAGTAGTATCACCTAATCCTAACTGCCCACTAGTATTTAAACCACACACCCAGACTGTATTATCATTTTTTAATATAGAAGTATGACCACTTCCACATACAATTTTTTTTACATTATCTATATTAACCTTAGTAAATACATTTTTGTTAATAGTATCACCTAAACCTAACTGCCCACTAGTATTTTGACCACATGACCAGATTGTATTATCATTTTTAAGTATGAATGTATGATTACTACCACATATTACATCTTTTACATTATCTACAGCAACCTTAGTAAATGTACTTTTATTACCATTCTCACCCAAACCTAACTCTCCACTAGAATTTAAACCACAAGACCAGACTGTATCATCATTTTTGATTATAAATGTATGAGAACTTCCACATATGACATCCTTAACATTATCAATATTAACCTTAGTAAACACATTTCTATTAGTAGTATCTCCTAATCCTAAAGCTCCATAAGTATTATAGCCTGTACACCATAATACATTGTTATTTTTTAGTATATATGAGGAGTTTCCTATTACCATTTTACAATTGTTTGCATATTCTGGTAGGTTATTTTTTAGTTCTATATTAACCTTAGTAAACACATGTCTATTACCACTATCTCCCAAGCCTAAAGCTCCACTAGAATTTAAACCACACGCCCAAATGCCACCATCATTTTTGATTATAATTGTATGATAGCTACCACATGTAATATCTTTTACATTGTCTACAGCAACCTTTGTAAATGTAGTTCTACTATCAGTATCTCCTAATCCCAGCTCTCCATAATTGTTATAACCACACGCCCAAATTGTATTATCATTTTTTCTAATAAAAGTGTGACCATCTCCACATACAATATTTTTTACATTGTCTATATTAACCTTAGTAAACACATGTCTATTACCACTATCTCCCAAGCCTAAAGCTCCATTATTATTTAAACCACACGCCCAGATTGTATTATCATTTTTAATTATGAATGTATGATAATAACCACATATTACATCTTTTACATTATCTATATCAACCTTAGTAAATGTATTTCTATTAGTAGTATCACCTAAACCTAACTGCCCATAAGAATTTGAACCACATGACCAGATTGTATTATCATTTTTTATTATAAAAGTGTGATTGCTTTTACATATGACATCCTTAACATTATCAATATTAACTCTTGTAAATGTACTTTTATTACCATTCTCACCTAATCCTAACTGCCCACTAGTATTTAAACCACACACCCAGACTGTATTATCATTTTTTAATATAGAAGTATGACCACTTCCACATACAATTTTTTTTACATTATCTATATTAACCTTAGTAAATACATTTTTGTTAATAGTATCACCTAAACCTAACTGCCCATAAGAATTTGAACCACATGACCATATGCTTCCATCATTTTTAATTACAAATGTCTGATTACCACCACATATTACATCTTTTACATTATCAATATCAACCTTAGTAAACACATTTCTATTAACAGTATCTCCCAAGCCTAACTGCCCACTAGAATTTGAACCACACGACCAAATGCCACCATCATTTTTGATTATAATTGTATTAACATTTTCACATATTATTTTTTCATTTTTATTTATTATTAAATATTCACCATTTTCTTTTAATAAATATGTATCTCCATTTAAATTCACGCTTTTGCTAAATCCTATATAATCGTTATTTTTATATTCTGTAAAAGTAGTAAAGTTAGTTTTGTTATTTATAAAATGCTGACATCCTATTTGCCCATTCAAATTAGAACCTGCAAATAATATTGTATTATCATTCTTGATTATAAATGTATGATTACCACCACATACAATATTTTTAACATTATCTACAGCAACTTTTGTAAATACATTTCTATCAGTAGTATCTCCTAGACCTAAATGCCCATAAGTATTTGAACCACATGACCAAATTGTATTATCATTCTTAATTATGAATGTATGAGTATACCCACATATTACATCCTTAACATTATCTACAGCAACCTTAGTAAATACATTTCTATGCGTAGTATCTCCCAAGCCTAACTGCCCATAAGAATTTGAACCACATGACCAAATTGTATTGTCATTCTTGATTATAAATGTATGATATATACCGCATATAATTTTTTTTATATTATCTATATCAATTTTCGTAAATACTTTTCTATTAGTAGTATTTCCCAAGCCTAACTCTCCATGTGCATTATAACCACATGTCCATATGCTTCCATCATTTTTGATTATAAATGTATGATTACCACCACATATAATATCTTTTACATTATCTATATCAACTTTAGCGAATGTATTTTTATGTGTAGTATCTCCTAGACCAAGCTCTCCATTGTTATTTTGACCACACGACCAGACTGTATTATCGTTTTTGATTATGAATGTATGACCACTTCCACATACAATTTTTTTTACATTATCTATATTAACCTTAGTAAATACATTTTTGTTAATAGTATCACCTAAACCTAACTGCCCATAAAAATTTCGACCACACACCCAGATTGTATTATCATTTTTTATTATAAAAGTGTGACTATTTCCACATATGACTTTTTTTACATTATCTATATCAACTTTTGTAAATAAATATTTATCAGTAGTATCGCCTAATCCTAATTGACCATCAGAATTTGAACCTGTGCAAAAGACTGTTCTATCTTTTTTAATAACAAAAGTATAGTTATTACCACTTACAATATCTACAAAGTCATAATTATCAAAATCCTTGTTAAATTCATCAAAGTATATATCTGTATTTAAATACCTTCCACGCTGTAAGATTTTATTTTCTTTCATTAAATCATTCCTTTCCTATTTAACTTCATAAGAAAACTTTTCAAGTTCTATACTATTAGCTCCAGCATCTGTACTGGTATTTGAAATGGTCTCTATAAAGTTATCATCTAATTCATGTATGTATTTCACTTTATAACAAGAAAAAGGAATGTCTATTTTATTAAAAATAACATTCCCTTCACTACCAAATATTCTTCTTCTATCTGTGTCTAATCTTAGACCTTCAATTGATAAAATACCTTTTGAATCAGTTAAATTATCATACCATTGACCTACTTCATCCACTGCACCAGATTCTAATTCTAAATAAATTAATATATCTAAGACTTTATCAGATAAAGCATCATACTTGGCTTTTAAACTGTCTAATTGTTGACCTAAATTTCCACCTTCTTGCAAAATTTTAACACTAGCATCTAATTCATTTACTGCGTCTGATATATTTTTAGATACTGTACTTAATTCACTCGAACCAACTTTACTTTGTATTAGATTTATTTTCTCTAAGTTGGTAGCTATATTACTTTTATTTTCATTTATCTTAGTTAGACTCTCATCAAATTTTGCATCAATTTTAACACTAGAGTAAGTACTATCTAGTGTTGTTATATTATCATTTATTGTATTTGGTATAACCTCTTTATTTGTATTCCCATTTACAACCGTTACTCTTACATTTATAGCTAGTTCATTGAATATCTCTATTGTATTAGAATCTACTATAGTATAAGAATTAGTCATACTTTTCTTAGTTACTTCATCTAATATAGCTACAAATATGTTTTCTGTAACAAGATTATGGTTAACTGTAAGCTTAAAATATTCTCCATCAGCAATCCAATCTGATTCAACATAAGATTTACTAAAAGCTACATTAGTTGCAGCAGAAGTCATTTCTGCTATTTTCTCGTTAACTTTCTCAAAGTCATATGTTAATCTATCTTTTAAAGTATCCTTTACAGTCCCATCAACACTTTCTCTAGCTTGTATTAATTCGCCTCTAGCATCAAGACTTTCTAATTCTTCAAACCTATTTTCAAATTCAGTTATTTTATTACTAACAGTTGTTGTCATATCAGTTTTAGCAGTATTTACCTCAACTATTTTGTCATCTACTTCTTTTATCTTTGTATCTAATTTTGTAGTACTTTCATCAATACAATCTTCCACATCAGATATAGCTTGATTTACTTCATCAAGTTTGTAATCAATTTGCTCTTGGTTATCTGTAAGTTTATCTTCAAATGTCTTATCATACAAATCAAAAGTATTATTAGCTCTAGTGTCTAAGTCTTGAAACTTCTTGTCTGTTTGAGCTTGAACATCAAGCATTTTATCATCAACTATATTATCTATTTCTTCAGACTTGGCATCTATCATTTCATCTAATTGGAGTTGGCAATCTGTAAGTTTATCATCAACTTGAATTTGCATATTCTGAATGGATTCTTCACGATTTGCCTCTTGGTTTTGACGTGTTAACTCATTAAACTCTCTTTCTTCTTCTTGTATGTTTCTTATATCTTCATTATAAATCCTAATCTGCTCTGCTTTATCTCTAACTTCTTCATTTCCAAGTATAGTTATTTCAAGCTGTTCAACTCTTTTGGTCAACTCTTTATTATTTTTTATAATCTCTTCTGCTTGGGCTATTATTACCAATAATACTCCATATTCATCAGTTGAGGTGATATCATCATCATTAATCATACCCTCTTCAACTCTATAATAAAGATTTGTAGTATTAAGTAAAGTTCCATCTTTCACAAGGGATAGTTGAAATGTATTTATACCAACAGAAGCCAATGCTTGTCGGCTAAGTTCTATCTCTACAACACCATTTTCTGCATCTACAACTTCACATTCACCATTAACTTTTTGTCCGTCTGATTTTGTAATACTAACTAAAACTCTATCATATTCAGATAAATCTATTATTTCATCTTTGTTTTTCAATATTGCTTCAATATAAGCTGTTTTGACATCATTTTCATTATAAATAAAATAGTCTAGTAATCTTTTATTTATTCTATAATTACTAAAATCTACTTCTATGGTATGATTCTTTATTTCATAATTTTTCAAAGTATCACATCCTATTGTTCTTTATTTTGTTCTTCTAGTTCTTTTTTCAAGTTCTCAATTTCTTCTTGTTGTTGCATGTTGAGTGCTTTATAAAGTATTAGTTCATTATATAAACTTTTTATCTCTTCAAATGCTACTGTATATGCTTTTTGTAAATTTACTTCCATATTAACATCCTCCTAAATTATTAATTTTCTCGTTTAATTCATTAATTATCATCTCTAATTCTTCTCTTTTTTGTATTTCTTCTTGAAGTGCAGTTGCTACAACAGTTGTATAACCAGATGGGCTAAACATTAATCCATTTTCTTCTCCATAGTCATATAGAAATGTTTTTCCAACATAACTATCTTTAAAATCATTAGCTATAAACCCTATTTGACTATCTGCAATTGTCCTATCTTTTTCTGCTATATAATCAAATGTTGCTGGTTTAAAATCATCTCTTATAAAATCTAAAAATGGTGTTGGAGTGATACTTGAACGAGTTCTATTCTTAATATCTTTTATGTATACTATATTCTCTTTAAACTTTTTATCAGATTCACTCAGAGTAGAACGAGCATATAAATATCTCCATTTATAACGCTCACAACCTAAATCAGTTACAGAACGCTCTGGATAAAATGAATATCCTACACCTAAACTATCTCCATTTGTAAATGTAAAAGTAGCTCCACCACATCTTACAAAAGTATCATCTCTTTCAACAATAAAGTGTTCTTCTCCATCAACATAAATCTCAGCAGTATCATATCCTACCCAAAAATAATTATTGCTATCATATTTTAATCTTATTGCTGAGGCTTGACTAGAACCATCAGACCTTCTTGCATCTATTGCAAATCCAGACCTACTACTTCCAAATAATCTGATTATTGGTTCATGACCAGATGGAGTAGTTAATATATCACATGCTATAGCTCCTTGATTTACTGTTAGACCACTCCTGCTTATCTCTACATAATTTGATATATCATTGAATCCAAATTCAATTTTATCAGGTTTAATTCCTACAATTGAACCTAAGCCATTTCTTGTAACCATCATTGTTATATCGTCTTTGGTTAATTTAATTTCAGCAGCATTAGTTTTAGTCACACCATCTACTCTAGCTACTTCTAATTTTATTTCTTTAGCTGTAGCATTTATTTGAGAAAATTCTTCTGATATACTTCCACCCATACCTGTTATATAAATTCTATCCACTGTATTTTTAAGTTCATTTATCTTTAAGTTATATTGAGCATTTGCATTTATAGCTAAAATTCTGTCTGAAGGTGTAATTATACTATCTGAAATAACTGAATTGATTATAGAGTTTAGATTGGTACTTGCTGCATCCAATGCTGTTTTTGAAGTGTTTATTGCTACTAAGTCTACTCCAGTAGTTCTATCAATAAGTTTTTGTAGCTCTATATATAAACTTGCTTTGTCTGTATCTAATAAATTAAGTTCAATATCAATCTTTTCTTTTTCTTCATCTGTAACTTCATTATCATTAAAATAATTAGACATATTAGAACTAAATGTTCCTAAGTCTGTATTTAACTTAATTATAGCTTTATTTATGTTTTCTCTTAATGTTATATTTTCTTGTGAACCACCAAAATTTTTAGTAACTTCTTTTACTAATATATTTACATTTTCAGCTCTCTGGTCTATAAGAGACATATTTTCTTTTATATGAGATGCATCTTCTTGTACTTCTAAAACTGTTTGATGTATTCCATCAATATCTTTTTCAATAACTACAAACTTTTCATTGTGTTCTTCATCAGTTTCATACAATCCCCAGATTTGTTCTTCAGTATTTTTTCTTGAATTACCATCAAAAGATATGTTGAATATTGATGAGTTTGTAGGAACTTCTGTATGCTTTCCATTATCATTTACAACTACTAAAAATTGTGTATTTCCTTCTGGTAATCTTACATTAGAAACTTTCAATGTCCCTGGATTATCAGCATCCCAGTATATATATTTTTTATTTGTTTCTTTATCTACTACCTGATAAAGTGTATTATTATAAGTAACAATTACTCCAGTAATTCTAATCCATGAATCTGCTGGTGAATTATCCAATATCAATTTACATCAGCTCCTTTTGTATATTTTTCTTAGGAATATATTCATCTGGTAGGTTAATTCTTTTCTTCTGTTGCTGAATAAATAAATGTCTTTTAGAGTTCAATGTTCTTGTTGCATGTTCAGCTTTAGTCAAATAATCAGCTATAGTTCTTTTGTCATCTTCTTTTATTTTTTTATTACTTAAAGTTAATTCTAAAGTATCCAATTTCCCATTTTTTAAATTCTGGGTAAAAGATGTAAAATATACTAATTCTTCTTCTTTAGATTCTTTGCTATGTAACACTATAATATCTCCCAGACTTAAATCTCCCTTCCAATGTTGTCTAAAATTAATATCTATAATTCTATCTAAGAAGTTTATAACATCCAGAGTCCATTCTCGTGTTGGAATACATTTCAAACTTAATTGCCTTTTACCTTCTGCTATTAAATCTTCAACTTTTAAAAAAGCATCATTTGTATAAGTGTCATAGTAGAGGAACTCATTTAATTCATCTAATAGAACCTCATTAAATATTAAATATCCATCCTCATCAGTTGAAGTCTCCCTCTTACAAAGAATATTTATATCTTTTATACTTTCATTTAACTTAGCTATTTCTTCTTCTAAATGTTTTATTTGAACATCCAATATTACTTTTTTATCTTCTAGTTCACTTATCTCTACTGCTATTTTAGCTGAATTTACTTCATCTTTATGTTGTGGATTATCATATGTCTTTTTTATATCTTTTTTCTTACTTATCATTTCTATTACCATTTGCCATTCGTTGCTTTTACTATCACGTTCTCTTTGTTTCTTAAGCTTTGTATCTATTAATTCTCTCCAAATTGGCTCTCTTATTTCATTCATTTCTTGATATTTCTTTATAGCTTTACTAAGTTCTTCACTCATTTCTTTATTGTCTAAGAAATAAGAATAATTCTCAATGTAATCATATCCTGTAACTGTAGCTCCTATTACATTCATATCTTCACTACCTTCAAGCTTCAGTCTAGTTACTATATCATCACTATTTGTAGTTCTTTCAAGTGATTTTATGTAGTTATCATGAGATAAATATAACTGAATGTTATCTCCAAAACTGTCTATATGATACAAATTAACTAAATTATTATAAGTGTCAAAATCAGCTATACACTCAAATTGTTCTTTTAGTTCATTATTGAAATAATCTAACCAATTAGAATTAATACTCTCTTGCCATCTTACTTTTTCTCTCTTATTACCTTCACTATCAGTTTCATAAGCAATTGAATCATCCACATAACCAAGTTTCCAGCCTGTCTCTTGTTTTAAATAATCATTAAGAGATATAATAGATGCTTCTTCATCTTTGGTAAACATCTGTAATCCATAGTCCTCAATATTCACATCAATTTTTCCTAGTTTAACTTCTTTAGATTTAGCTGTTACTACTTTTAATTTATCGTCTGTAGTCACAACATTCTTAACTACAAAATATTCTTTATTATTAAGACAAATAAGACGTTCTTCTTTTACTTCTTCAAAAATGGGATTTATTATTTTATTAAATAAAAATCTATCTGTAATATATTTTGGAATGGTCAGTTGTATTTCATCTACTCCACCAAGCTCACGCTTTATAGAATTTAAAAAGTTGATTGGGATTTGACCTAAAAATGATTTGTTCATCTTGTGAATGGTTAATGTGTAATCAGATTTTATCTGTTTAAGATTCACATTAAAATGCATATTTTATCACCTTCTTTGTATTAGAAAAGCCCATCAATTAAGATGAGCTAAAATATTTTATTAATCTAAATATTGTAACAAGTTTAATAGCTTGTTACATATATGATAAAGCAAAAAACCACTCAAACGCCAATAAGAGTAGTTTCAAAAGATAAATTGATTTTTAATTAACTTTAAGGAAACAATCACTCTTTGTATTAAGTAGATTAAATTCCTTACTTTTATTATACCACAGATACGTTTTTTGTAAAACAGATTCGTTTACAGTTAATAAATAAAAAATCACTAGATAAAGACGATTACTGATATCAACTAATACATATTTAAAATAGGTATATTATAAATCATTTCATTATTCAAAATTCACTTCAATATCTTCAAGGTCTTTTTCATTAATATTTAGGTCTTTCAGAATATCCCTTTGAGATATTAGTTCTTTTTCATCTATATCTTTCATTCTTATTTCTGCCTCAATAAGAAGCTTACAATCTTCTATATTATTTATCATTTGTAACACCCTTAAATATATACCAGAATAGAAAAATAGCCACTTTTTAAGGTGGCATAGATAAGTAGTAATTCTTATGTAAAATTTTTAAATTTTCTGTTATCTGTATTATATCTTTATTCTACTCCTGTCGTCAATATAATATTAAATTTAACATATTGGAAAATTATGGTATAATATTTTTAGAGACTACAGTTTAGACTATTAGGGTGATGGCTCTTTAGTTAAAATCCCCAGTAAGAAAGGGGGTGAGACTATAGAGTACTTAGTTTTGTTTTTAATAATGATAATTATGATTACAAGAATAATCAATCATTTGACAAAGCTAATAGATGCAATCTTAAACTTGAAAGCATCTATTAGGAAACTAAAGAATCACCAGACTGGCGGGTCTAGTGATTCTGAAAGTAATACATAAATCTATTCTTTTTATTGTTAACTTTAAGAACTACACCCTACAGCAAATAGTTTGTAGTCTCTTTTTTATGTCCCTATGATATAAATTTATATCATTTATATTACTATTATACTCCAATATTATCAAAATAGTCAATGTTGTCATTATCTTCATTGAAAAATAAAAAAGCTATATTATTAATAGAATAACTTCTTAGAACACAATATTCTTTTACAATTGTAGACAATATAATATTAAATTTAACATATTGGTAATTTATGGTATAATATTTTTAGAGACTACATAAAAAAAACTATTAGGGTGAATCTTCATATACATAAGCCTTCCCATGTCAAATCAAGAGGGGAGGTGATATGATATTATGAAATATCTAATTTGTTTGTTAACGATAATAACATTTCTTACAACTATAATTATTAGTTTGATTAAGTTGGTTCAGAATTTAAATAGACTCTTTAAAGAAATAGATGAGTTTAAGAAAACGTTGCAAAAAATTAAGAATCACCCGAACGGCAATTCAGGTGATTCTTCCTCTAATTAACACTTCGCTTATTTATGAAGAGACACCCTAGCACAAATAGTTGTAGTCTCTTTTTTTATGTCTTTATGATATAAATTTATATCATTTATATTACTATTATACCATATACATATTATTTTTTGAAATAAAATCTGGATTTTATTAGAGAAATCTGGATTTCTACTTAAAATCCTTTGTCTATATAAATAATCTATGATTTAATATTTTCTACTATTTTTCTATATACTCTATTCTCTAAATCTCTACCAAATTTTTCCAAGTCTTTCATAGTATCCTTAGTTACATTTCCTTGAACAACAAAGAATGGTGAATTAAAATTAACTGAAGATGTTGGAAATGCACTTCTTGAACGAGAATTTGAAGGAGGATTATAATTAGGCATAGCAAACTTACTTAAATCTAATTCATCTAATATGTCATTAATATCTTCTAATGTCTCTTTACCTTCTTTTAGTGTATCAAGCCATTCTTGCTTAGTAACAGAACCCATTGCCAACATGCCATCTTCATATTTGTTTATGTATTCAATGATAGCATCTTGAAGTTTCTCAACTTCTCCATCAAGACCTACAAATTTACCAGAACTGATTGCTTCATTAATTAAATCAACTAAATTTTCATCTGAGTATTTTTTCTCTAACTCTTCTTTTAATTTATCTGCTTCTTCTTGTAGTCTGTCAGACTCCTTATCATACATATCATTGACTTGGTCGTCTACATGGTCTTGTACTAAATCCTGTAATTTCTTCTGTTCTTCTTTTAATTGTTTTTGTAAATCTTTAAGTTTCTTCTGACCACTTAAAGAACTATCTCTTTCAGCTATTGCTATTTGTTTTTCTAAATCACTTATTACATCTTGTTGTTCTTCATAATCATCTTTATATTTGGCTTCTTTTCTTGAATCATTGTAAGCATCTTGTTGCTTTTTAAGAGAATCAATTTTAGCTTTAGTTTCCTTGTCTATTTCTTTAAGTCTCTCTTCAAGTTCTTTTTTATACATGTCTCTAATTTTCTCTTGTAGACTTTGAGCTTCTTTGAGTTGGTCTTTATAAGCATCTTGAATTTCTTTATTTAATGCTTCAATTTCTTTCTTAGATTCAGCAATTTCCTTATTAGCATCAGGTATTTTATTTATTAATAAATCCAAATATCCCTCTGCTGCATCTTCCATTCTTTTAAATTCTTCATCAGTCATGTTCTTTTTAAGTTGATTTTTATGTTGAATGAAGTTAGTTATATCGCCATTATCTCTAAATGTAAATCCATAGCCTTGTAGCTTTTGTTGTAGCTCTTTTTGTGTTTCTTGAAGATATGCTGTTGTTTCAGATAGTTCTTTAGCCTTCTTGGCCATTAACTCTTTTTTCTTTTCTAACAACTCTATCTGCTCATCACCTGTAGCATTTTTAAGTAATACATCTATCATTGCTATTTCATTATTTACTTGCTCTACATCTTTGTACATAGAAGTCCATGTGGAATTCTTATTAAGTTTCCACATTTCTTCTTGTGCTTTCCTTAATTCCTCATTGTGTTCTTTAATTTTATTATTGTATTCTTCCCATTCTTGCTCACATTTAGGCAGTTCTGTAAATGTAACTTTAATATATTCTTCAAGGACTTTCTTAGTTTCTTCCAACTCTTTTTTTCTGGATTCATCTTTTTTATTTTCTTTGTCACCAGACTTTGAATTTAATTTGTCTAATTCTTTTTCTATTGATATTAACTTTTCTTCATAGTTAGTTAGATTTCCAGTATCATCAAACTTAAAGCCCATTTTCTTTTCTTTTAATCTATTTTTAAGTCTGTTACTTTCAGCTTTATATCCATCTTGTTGTTGTTTTATTAAATCTTTTTGTTGAGCAAATAATTTATTTTGCTCCTGTAAGTATTTAATCTTCTCATCACCTGTAGCATGTTCCATTTTTTTGTCTAATAGAGCTATTTCATTTGTTACTGCTGATATAGCATTTTCTAACTCTTTAAATAATTCTATGCTATATTTTACAGATGAGTCTATTGTGTCATTGTTTATTGTAACTTTAGGTTTGATTACTTTAAAAGCTGATGTGGCTCTTGATACTGCTCTTGAGAATAAGGATGGTTTTGTTACAGGAGTTTCGTCACTTATTGGTGCTGGTTCTGATGTTCTAGGTTGGGATAGATTAGCTGGAATTGGAGTTCCATTAGTAACAGAGGTACGTTCAGTTTTATTGGTCTTATCTGAACTATTTCCTCCACCTCCACCACCAGAACTATTGGTTACTTTATTAGTTACAAATGTAGTAGTGAATGTTTTTCCTGCATAGTTTGATTTAAATGACTCTATTTTCCTAATAAGCCCTGATATGTTCTTTGCAGCAGTTGCAGTTAATGCACTAAATGTAGTCTTTATAGTTTTTCCACCATATCGGCTAACATAACTTTGTACTTTGGCTAACAAACCTGATACATTTTTTGCTGCTTGTGCAGTTTCAGTTCTAAATACAAGTGTAGATACTTTCAAAGCTAAGAATTGTTTTACTCTAGCTATAAGTCCTGAAATATTCTTAGCCCCTTGTTCAGTTGAAGTACTAACATTTATATGATAATTACCTTGCCCAATTTCTTGTGCTTTTTGTGATAATTGATTTAACTGTTCAGATGCTTGTTCTGCACCTGTAGCTTCAATAGTAGGAGTGGCTTTTTCATTATTAAGTTCATCTAACTTTTGTTTTGTATTGTCAATTTCATCTTTACCAGAGTTGTTTATGGATAACTCAATAACCTTAGTTGGATTTGTATTTTCTATAAAATTGGTTGCCTGTTCAACTTCAGTTTCTCCTTCTGTCTTTATTTGTACAGTTGGAGTTACTGTTTTATTATCTAACTCATCCATTTTTTGTTTAGTACTGTTAAGTCCTTCTTCATTGGTAACTTGAGGACTTACAATTGGAATATAAGATTCATTTCCATATTCATCTAATATTCTCATGCACTGAACAACTTTTTCACTATTATTAACTTGAGGATTTAAATTAGGAGTGTATGTTTTATTCCCATTCTTATCTAATGTTTCTATGCATTCAACTACTTGTGATTCTCCATTTACTTCTGCATTTACTAAAAGGTCAGCTTTAGTTCCATCTGCATTTTGAACTGTATTAACAGTTTTCTCTGCATTTTCTCCTCCTTCAACTTCTATTCCAAGTTGTTTTTTTATTTCTGGAGGTAAATTGTTTATAAATTCTTGTACATTTTTAGCTTTTTCAAGTTGGTCTAAATTGTTTACTATAAAATCAATAACAGCTTCCTTTTTATCATTTGGAACATTATTAAGAATTTCATCTATCTCATTTAGTTTATCTGGATTTTTATTGATTATTTCAAATATAGTTTCTTTTTTATTTGGAGCTTTATCTATTAAGTTTTGTAATGTGTCTAATTTATCTATACCTATTACTTCTGTTTCTATCTTTTTTTTGAGATTATCAGGTAAAATATCATAGACTTTTTTTGCTTCAGTCAATCCTTTTTTATCTACATCTATATCATATTTTAGACTCATTGGAGCAGATATTTTTTTTCTAGCTTCCTCTAAAGAATTTACATCTTTAAAAGCATCTGCACAATCTGTAGTAAAAGACAACTTTGTATCTTCATTTTTAAATCTATCCAACTGTTCTTTTAATACACTCAAGTCTTTTTTTGCGAAATCTAGTCCTTTATTATTAATTTCAGTCACAATTTTATCTGATTTAAAAGTGTCTTTTTTGAATTTTTCTAATTCTTTTAATTCTTTTTTAGCTTTTTCTCCATTGACACTAGGAGTGATTTCAGGGGCATTGTCTCCTGTAAAAGCATTTGCAAATTGCTCATTTAATGCTTGAACCATATTTCCTGGTAATGCAGGTAACTTGTCACTGATTTTTAGTCCATTTTTAAGAATGTCATCTGTTAATTGTAATTTACCCTTAAATAAGTCATTTAATTGTTTAACAACATCATTAGATAATTGACCTTCGTTTTGCAACGTAGTTGTTACTTGTAGGGCTAATTGAGCCTGAGCTTCTATTTGTGAATCTTCTCCAAATGTGAATCCATTTATTATATCTTTTAGTTGTTGTGGTAAATCTTGACCAGCTTCTCCACTTTGTATATCTTCAAGCAGTTTTATATTTACTTTACCATTAACTTCTAAATCTTGAGAAAAATCATTTAATGCATCAAATTGGTTTTTAAGCTTTATTGCAAAACTATCTTTGTTTTCAAGTTCAGCTAAAGATGAACCATAACTTTTCAAGAAAGTATGTAATTTCATACTGGCTAAGTCTAATCCAGAAAAACCTTGTTGTAATCCAATAAGCCAAGTATCAGCACTTATACTTCCACCACTTAGCTTTTGAAGTTCATTCGCCAACCCTTGTAATTCTTTGGTATATTGATTCATATCACCGGATGCCTGATAATTTATATTAGCATCAGTTATCTTCTTATTCCACTGGTCTAATTTTTCAACAGGAATTGACTCACTTATTTTATCAAAAGCACTTATAATGCTATTCTGTTGTCCTACACTATAGTCATGCCAATTCATATTAGCTACAAGCTCATTCATTTTACTTTTCTTTTGTTCAGATTGTTTAGCATATGTTTTAGATATATCAGAATTAGTTAATCTATTAATCGCCCTTTTCTGCATTACCTCTTCTTCTTCATTATATTTTTCATATTCAGTAAGAAGTTTTTGATGATGTTCTGCAAAATCTGTTTCTTGTTGATTGTAAGCCTTTTTTAATGCTTCTGTTTGTTCTTTAAAATTAGATTTACTTAAAGCATTTTTAAATAAATTATGCTCATCTTCAAGAACTTTATCAAGTTTTTTCTTTTCTTTATCAAGGTCTTTTTTTGTATCTGGTGCAGTCTTTGATGTAGTTATTGCAAGTTCATCTTCTTGAGACTTTAAAAGTTTATTTTTTTCTTCTATAGCCTTTCTTAATTTATTAATGACCTCATCTAAGTTACCACTCATATTTAGAATAGGGTCATTATTCTCATCTACACCCAATACTAATTCTGGTGCTATATCTGCAATTTGTTGTTTAAGTTCGCTAAATCTTTCAGTTTCATCAGCAGTCTTTTCGGTCTTACTAGCTAAATTATTGTACTCTTCTGATATACCTTCTAAACTCTTTTTCTTTTGTTGCAAGGAGCTTATCTCGCTTGTAGTAGTTCCAATAACTTCTTTTTGTTTTTCTGCTAATTTTTCATACTTGTGAATAGTATCATCTATCCATTGTATACCTTTAGTTATAGCAAAAGTAGCCAAACCTATCATAGCCCCGTTTAACAAACTTGTCGCTATATTTAATGTTCCAATACCAATAGAAGTCCTAGATAAACTTTGTCTTAATGCTCCCAAACCTGTTCCTGCTCTAGTAATTACATTTGCTCCATTAGCCCCAGCTACATTTGCTGCCATTACTGCATGTCTAAATGATTGTAGTATTGTAGTTGTAGCTTTAATAGGAGTTCCTATCATATTTAAAGGATTTATAAGTCTAGCCACATTTCTAGTACCATTTGTCATTCCCATACCAGAGAATAACGTTTTTAAAGTCATAAAACTTCCTATTAATGCTGGTGTTGTTAATTTTAATCTTTCTAATGTTTTTATAACACTATTTATTCCATTAGATACAGATATTAAACCATCTAAAAATCCATATGTTGTATTTGAATTAAATACAGTTTGGAATATATCTGCCCATATTGTTTTCAACTCATTTAAACGCCCTGCAAGACTATCTAAATATTGTTTGTTTTCAGCCTCAGCCGAACCAAATTGTAACCCTTGTGAAAATTCACTTCTTATTTCTTTAAAAGTCTCATAATTACCCATTAAGGATTGGAATATAGCTGCTTGTTGCTTACCTGCTATTGCTTCAGCTAATCCTTTTTGTTCATCCTCTCTGAGTTCTCCCCATTTGCCTTTCAACTCATCTAAGAGTTGAACCATATTCTTCAATTCACCAGTATCTTTATTTTTATAAATAGTTATTCCAGCTATTTCCTTTAAACCTTTTGCGGTTTTATTTAAAGAAAGTGTACCATCATCAGCTGAAACTTTCATACCTGCTAAATTTATTGCGACACTTTTTAAACCATTACCTACTTTTTCTGGATTTTGTATCGCTTCATTTGTTGCTGTTATCATACCCACTGTGTCACCTAAACTGACACCATACTCATGAAGTACACTACCTCCACGTTTCCGTTTATCTTCAATTAAGTTCGCTACACTTAATCCGTTCTCTTATGAACTGCTATATGTTTCCATACAGACGAGACTATATCTTCATCCTATAAGGATGCTCCCCATTTCCATATCCAATAGCTTGATATGTACGGTTTATAACCTAGTCGTTGAACCTTACTCTATTGAGTCTTGGCTGCTGATTGTCCCTATCTTTTAGATTATTACACTTAGTACTAAAAGCCTAACAGGAGTTTCCAGCAGTTAAAGGAGTTTATCATTATATATTACTATATAAGGCGACTAAAATTAATCGCTTCGGCAACACCTGCTGTTCCAATTGCATAATTATTCCCTGCATAGTTTCAAATTGTTATCCTACAAGCTTTTTATCTTGTAGTTCTTACATTTCTTATTCATGTAAGTTCAGCATATATTTTCATCTTCAAGATTACTTGTTAAGATGGAGGACACTCGTGGGAAAATTATATTCTATACTATTTTAAACATAAAAATAGCATAGGTTCATTTCCTATGCGTTACGGTGATTAAAGTCTTTTAATTCTTTAATTTACCTCGGTGGTAACATCTCAGTCTTCACCGATTTTGCCCCCTCATAATATTAGATATTTCTATCTAACACGCCAAACAATTTAGCATATCCATTGCAGCAGTTAATTCTGTTGTTTTCTTTGTTGTATTCCCGACTTGTACTTGCATTTCTTTAAGTGGTTCTATTCTAAATCCATTGATTATTGTGTTTACTGCCGAAGATGCACCTTCAACATCCATATCACCTACATTGGCAAGTATCATTGATTGTCTTGCAGCAGCAATACTTTCTTGCATGCCTCCAATTCCTGCTTGTAAAGAAGATGCTATTGATTCTTGAACTTGTGATGCACTCATTCCTACATCTTTAGCTGTTTGTATTGCTTTTTCTCTTATTCTATCTAACTCAGATGTACTATCAATATCTGTTGGTTCTGCAACCTTTTTAAGGTCAGTCATAGAGCTATCAAGCTCTAATATAACATCTTTCATAGACCTAATTCCATCAGTCAAAGCATCGCCCAACATATCTCCAATAGAATAAGATGCTACAGATGAATAGAAATCATTAAAAAATCCTCCACCTCTTGAAACTGTATTATTTAATCTTTCAGCTTCTTGTCTAGCATCTCTCATTTCTCTTGTTAATCTATCAAATATATTGTTAAAATCACCATTTAGATTTCCTGCCGAACCTTGAAGTTGCTCTAAAGAACGTCTAAAAGCTTCAACTCTCTCATTCCCAAATGCCTGTCTAATAGAATCTTCTATTCTGCTGAAATTAGACCTTAAGCTATCAACTCTTTCTAGATTTCTAACTTCTTGATTTATCTCTTGTATTCTATTAACTATATTACCTACATCAAGATTTAAATCTATATTTCTACTAGCTGTCTGTTTTAATTCTTGTAACTCATTCCTAAGTCTATTTACTTTATCTGTATCTATATTATCGCCTAATCCATTAAGCCTAGCAGATGCTTGTGTTGCCATATCTTCTATTCTTGAAAGATTTCTATTCATATCAGCTAAATCTCTTGTTGCTCTTGAAGCATCAAACATATCCATTCTAGCTTGAGATGATGAATTCATTTGTGCATACACTGAATCTAATTGTCTTTTTAATCTTTCAATTTGTTCTGTTGTTCTTTCAATTGAACTATCTCCTAGACCTGTTCTAATCTGATTTTGAAGTCTAGATACAACATTTGAGATTTCTTTATATTGTCTTATTAAATCTTGCTGTTCATTATTTATATTTCCTGTGTTTCCAGAGCCACCACCAAGTAAGCTCTCTTGACTTCTTCTACTTAGTTTATTTATTTCTTTCATAGTAGATTCAATTTGCTTTAAGTTGCTCAAAGCAGTATTATCAATCTTAAAGGCTTTATTGAATATCCCTTTTAATTGCTCTGCTTGTTGTGATAACTTATCTAATTCACCTATTTTCAAATTTAATTTAATAGGTTTATCTTGACCACTATTTTTTAATTTCTCTATTTTTTCTCTAGCATCTTTGTCATCAAGCTCAATACTGGTTTTAATTTTAAACTCTTCAACCATTTACTCAACTCCTTTTTTGTATAAAAAAAAGACAGTTCATATAGAAACTGTACTTTTTCTTTATAAAAAATATTTAAGTTTAAATATTTAAGTTCTGACTTATTCCTTTCAACATATAATCATAATACTCTATTATTTCATTATATTTATTTTGTAATATTGTTTTTTGGAAATCAGATACTCCGTCTAAAATATTTGACTTTTCTTCTTCTAATACACTTTTTAAATCAGTAATTATTTTCTTTTTACTTATTAAGTCTTCTTTCCAATCACTTTTCACAATTTCATAGTTATTATATTTTTCAGTAAGTAATCTTATTTCATCTCCTATAATTTCACTTTGATTTTTAGTGTCATTTAAAAATTGCAATTTTTTATTATAAATATCTTCAGATGTACTTTCTTCATCTAACTTTTCTTCTGTTTCTTTTTTTACTACTTCATTTGTATCTTCTTTACTATCACTACATCCAATAACTCCAAATCCTAACAAACTAATCATTAAAATCAATAATATTTTCTTAAACATAATATCCCCCCTATATTCTGATACATTAATTATATCAATTCTAAAGGAAAATTTATACTACAAAAGGAAAGTGACCTCCAAATCTTTATTAATAAGCTAAACTTGTAACCACAGTGTCTTTTGTTGTCTTACATATATCTTCTATAGATTTACTTTCTAGCTCAGTTATACCGTACAAATCATATACAAAAGTATTGATTGTATTTTCGCATACATTTATATCGTATATGATTCTATTAATAGCATCTTTGTACTTATTAAAATATTCCTCTAACTCATCAATATTCTTAAAATAAAGCTTCTTTTTTTTGCTAAGTTCATTGTAAAATTCATCAAAATCTAATAAATAAAAATTATATAATTTATTAGATGGATTATTATCTATGCTCAATATCTTAAATACATTTTTCAAAAATTTATTAGTGTATAAGTATAATTTACCATATTTATTTATTAGTATTTTACTATTATTTATAACAATTGATTTATCAACATTTTTTAAATTTGGTATTGGTATATTTTTTACTGCATCTGCTGTCAAGTTGGTATTTGATTCTCCATAAAATTTATTATAAAAGTAATTTATTAAACTAGAATTTATAACTCCTATATAAAAATATATATCTTCCAAATTATCTTCTTTAATTAAATTTATGATATTTCCACTAGGGAATATTATAGTACCTTCAATATCTACTGTTGCAATTATCTTATTTTGATTTTGACCAACTATTCTTTGTGTTATTATCTTAGGTGATTTGTGCCACCTCATAGTTTTGTCATCCATGTTTTCAATATTTACAAATTTATCTACTTTATCAATATAGTATCTATGTATATCCTTACCTTCCAAACATTTATTTAAAATTCCATTTAATTGGTTATTATCTTTTATATCATTACTACTTAATATTTTCTTATCATATATAATTCCATCACAAATTGTTTTATTAGGGACACTCATCCAACCTTTATGTAAATTTAAATAATCCCCTAATTTATGCTTACATTTGAGCATTTTTAATATTATTGGGTTGCTTTGTATAACAATTTTATTATCCAAATCATTTATAATACTTTTTATAGTAATTTTATTTTCAGAGTTGTATGTATTACTATTGAAAATCTTAATCTTTTTCATATTTTCTTTATTTATACTTATAAGATTTATATTATTTTTAATATTCGGCAATTTTTTATTAATTATAATTATAGCGGTTTCCTTGTTTACATCCTCAAAAGGAAAAAATCTATATGGAAAGTCTAAAATAGTATCAACACATACATTTTTAAGTAAATATTTTCTTAAATTTTCAAAGCTTTTATTTGTAAAGTACGTATTAGGTGTTATAAATCCCAAAAATCCATCTTGCTTTAATTTATTTTCACAAAACTCATATAAAAACAACTCATACAAATCCATTTCGCTAATTAGTAAATCTTTATATTTTTTCCAATAATATTCTCTATGCTTTTCTGGAATCATTTTAGTTGAAACATATGGGGGATTTCCAATTATAATATCAAACCCTCCTGACATCATTACATCTTCAAATTCAACATTCCAATCAAAAGCTTTAGCACAATCAACCTCTTTGTTATCAATAATAGAATTTCCACATTTTATATTATTATCTAAGCTAGTTAATAAACTATACTTGTTAGCTGTTTTAAGCCATAAAGACAATTTAGTTATTTCCACAGATTCTTCATTCAAATCAACTCCATATAAATTATTTTTTAATATATTAGCATCTAAGTCAAAAAATGATATCTCACCATCGGTTAAATCACGAAGTATTTCGTTTACTGATTCAGCTTCTTTTTTTAACATAGAAAAAGCCTCATTCAAAAAAGCTCCACTTCCACAAGCTGGGTCTAAAATTTTTATATTTTTTACAACGTCTCTATAATTTTTCCAAAAGTTTATATATTTTTGAATTTTATCAGTTTTATATTCTACAACTTGTACACGCTTATGCTGTATATTCCTACCAACCACAACTGTTTCATAATCTTCTTCTTTTAGTTCTGGAAGTTTATCTTCGCCTAATTCTTTTTTCTTCTCATCTAAATATCTTCTTATGGTGTTATTAACAATATGTTTCGTTATATATTTGGGAGTATAAAATATCCCATCTTTGTTTCTCTTACTATCTTTTTTCTTAATATTAACTTGATTTATTTCTAGTTTTAGTTCTTCTAAGTCAGATATAGATTTTTCAAATATATGCCCTAATATATTTTCATTTAAATCACTATTAAAATCATATAAAGATAACTTGTATAAATTCTCGAAACATTTATTTGGTATCTTTAGATTATTCAAAATATAATCTTCTGCAAATAAACCTCCATTAAATTGATTTATGCCCTTTTCCTGATTACCTAAATCTATAGATTCAAACAGACCCTTTACTTGTTCCCAGACTCCAAACCTAGATACACTTTTTTTCCCTACTTGAATACATGTTTCAAAGATATTCTCTGGTATTAATCCTTTATGTTCTGCAAAACAAACAAATATAACTCTATCTAATATTTTTTGTGTCTTTGTTAAACAAGTTTTTACATCCAAAATATCTTTATTATTTAAAAGTATATCATTAAATAAATTTAATCTAGTATTTTTATATAGGTCATAAAAGCCTTTTTCTATGGCTTCCTCTTGCTTTATATTCTCTTCCCAAAGCATCTCAACTCTAGATTTTCCATGTTTGGTCATTAAAGATTTAGATGACAAAAGATATAAAAATTTTTTAAATACATCATCTTTTTCATATATATCTTTAATAGAAAAAAATTCATACTCTGTAGCATCATTAGCATTATACAATCTAATTTCCTTGAAGTTAGAGACAATAAGCCATGTGCAATTTCTTCCATATTTAGGCAAGTAAGAAAACCCTTGTTCTACTGGTGTATTATGATTGTTTTTTCTTAATTGTTTTGCATCTAAATTAGTTGTTGGTTTTTTTAATTCTATTGTTACTCTATAGTCACTTTCTTCATTAGAAAAATAACCTAGTACAATATCAGCTCTTGTTCCATCAATCTTAGTTTTTTCTTCTGGTTTTATATTATAATCCATTATATTGTCCGTAAGACTTTTATACCTAAGAACTTTGTTTAAAATATCCGATACAAATATTTCCTTAAGTTGAATTTCATTTAATTTATCAATAGATTTATTATCAATTATATCTCTCCATTTTTCTAAAATTAATCGTCTTTGTTTATAGTCATATAAGTCTAGGTCTATTTCCATATTATATTTTTCTTTTAATAGTTTTTGATTAAAAAGATACTTTTCCATACAATTCCCCTAATTCTATTTAAATAGTTTATATTTTTATTATATCAAGTGTAAATGGTAAAATATACCAATTTACACTAAAATATAAAATCATTCATTAGATAAAAATATATATTATTTGTAATAAATGTTAGATAAAAGGAATTTATTCTTGGTAACACACTAATAAAATAATAACTATCTGTTATAATAAACTTTTTTATTCTATACAAAAAAGACAGCTATATAAGCTGCCTTAATATTTTTAACTTTTTCATCAATATGTTTTTCAAGGTGTCAGATACATCTTTATATCCTATTTTTTCTACTACATCTTTGACTACAGATTAAATCTCATTATCTATCATTTTTTATAAATAGGTAACCCTTAAACTTAAGGCTAGTTAGAAGCTACAGAATTTAATTCACATGATAAACCATTCCAGTAAATCATCTACCCTCAAGTAGTAGCTCTTCAATCCTATCACACTCAAAGTAGTGACCACTCAAACATCAAAATAAGCTCTTATGGTGGCTAAACACCAAACAAAATGTTCCTCTCAGGAACACTTGTTGAAATTCCAATACTTTCAACCATAAAAATCAACCTCCTATATTCGATTCTAAGCAATAAAGATATATATGTCTTTCAATATTTCCAAGTGTCTTATATTTGTCATACACATGTCATCATTGAAATAACTACAACATAAATGATTCAATTTAAAAAACAATCTAAATTGATTATCTTTAATATTTATTAATACATCTTGATATTTATATTACAATAGAATAAACCTTCTATTATTATAAGATAATAGAAGGTTTATTCTATCTCCACACCTTAAAGGTGTACTATGGCCACTCGCCTTATCTATAATATTTTAATAATAATAAACGTCTTATAAATTTTACAATTTAATCTCTAAAACCTATCTTATAACTTATACATTCATCATCTACAAAATAAATTATATCATTGAACATAAAGAAGCTATAATCATTTTTCTTTGCCTGATTAGCCATTTTTATTATATCTCCAGTCCAAATATCATCATTATAATTATATATTAAATGTTTTGGAATATTGACTTTATTATTTGTAAAACTATCTTTTTTTAATTCTTACTTTTCTATTATCTTACCACAAGATTCCCTAAAATGTATATTAGGATAATCTAATTCTCTTGTAACTTCTAATACTTCCTCGATATATTCAAATTTAAATGTTAATTGAAACAACTATACCTCTCTCTTTATATCAATATGTTATATACAAGTATATTTCACAATATACTTGTATATATTTTTGCATCAATCAATGTATTAGAACATTGAGAAACAATTCTAAACCACTTATCTAAGCAAATCAACTAAACTACCTATCTAGGCTAAATTACTCACTATATGTTAGAGCATCACCGCTTTTTAATTTTCCACTTATGATATACATCTACTAGTGGATAACATACAACCCTTAGAAAACTCTATAACTTAATAGACACTCGATATTGTCTATTTTACTGGCACGCCTAATTCATTCATTTTAGACTTAAAACACTTTGGTACTCTCTCTTGTGCCTTAGAATTACTTTCCTCCATTATATTTGTTCTAGGTCTAAATACAGGATTATATTTAGTACTTCCATGTCCCCACACACCTCCATTTTCAAATCGCTCCATTGGAAAAGCATGTGCTTTGCTATATATATCAAACCAGCTCCCACTATCTTTAATTTCTGTAGCTACAGAATCTGATGTTATTTCAGACACATCTATTGCATTAAGTAATTCATAAGTTCTATCATAAAGTGATGGAGCGTAATCAGAATAAACTTGTTTGTTTACTTCTTCTTTTACTATCTCTTTCATTTCTTTTCCAACTTCAGGCATAGATGCAGCAATCTTATTTTTTGTATAAGCAACCAATTCATCTAATGATTTAAATACCATCTAATTCACTACCTTTTCTTTAATATTATTCATTTTTTCAATTTCTTCAGTCTCTTTTAAAACTCTGTCCTGTAATATCTCATTCTTCATCTGACCTAGCTTAATTTCAGTATTCATTAATAAAGATGCCGTTAATTCATTTTCTATTTGACCTATGTAATACATCACATTTTCTAATTCACTAGATATATTGCCATCTACTAAATCTTCTATTTCAATATTTAACTCTATATTAGTCAATTTATCAATCAACATTTTAAGAATATCTTCTTGAGACAATGCTAAATCAGGATTCTCCATACCAACCCATATTTTATTTAATATCTCTTCTTTAGTCTCCTTATCAGGATTTCTAACTTCTATATATTCCTCTTTACCATTCTCATCTATAATTGGTATTATAGCCCTAACTTCATCTTGTATTAATTTATCTACTTGTATTTTATTCATATCTATCTCTCCCTTATTTTATTATTGGATATTTACACTTAATAGAAACTTTACAGTTTCCAGTAAACTTCAATATATTTACACCTCTTCTTAACCTAATCCACTTTCTATTAACAATATTAAACCTATTCTCACCAGAACTATTTAAAACAGTATAGTATAAATTATCTATTGTTATTTTTTCATTTAATTCTAATCCACTTATAACTAAATTGTCTTCTTCATTATCGCTGATAGTAGAATTTCTAATAGTTATATCTCCTTCTTTTAGACATTCAATATCAATTACTGGAGCATATTCTTCATCTACATTAGACACATTATTTAGTTTAATTTCCCTTGTATCCTTGACAGTTATAACTTTTTGAAAGCTTCTATAAGCATAATTTGTATATGGTTGAAACTCTATTTCTAATACGCCTTTTTTATCTTTTGTATATCTTTTTATTATTTTTCTCGCTTTGAGATAGTATATTTCTTCTATATTGTCATAACTGATAAAAGGTTTAAATTCTCTCTGCCAAAACCAATTACATATGTTTTCTAGCGTATAGTCATCCCATTCGTAAGCCTCCCCATGTTCGCTACACAAACAGAATTGTAGTGTTATAGGTTCAATAGTAGTTTCATCCTCTGAGTAACAAGGATTTTTATTAAAAGTACTATCAGATTTAATCGCTTCTTCGTAGGGCAATCCATATTCATTTAGTATTTCATCATCCCCTAAAGTAACTAATTTAATGTTCATGGATTCACTTGAAATATTATCAAATAAAAACTTATCATCTAAAAATACCACTTTATCACCTTCTTTCATTTTTTTAAGTTCAAATCCGATTAAAACCAGATTTAAACGTAAAAAAATAACCCCTACTCTTTTGAGTAGGGAAATTCACTATTTCTTAGATTTAACATCCTTTTCGTCTATTAATTCAGCACCTAACATAGAAGCCATTCTAACAGGGCTAACATCTTCATCTCCAACAAAAGCGAATACTACATATTCTTTATTTTCATCTGGCAAAACATCTAGTGTCATATTAAATCCAGATGGATTCTCAGCAGTAAGATTTAATTCTATACTTCTTTGTGCCTTTGCATTTGGTATAGTCATATATAAGACCATATATTCACCATCAGCAGTTTTAGCCATAACATCTGCTTCTATTACATAGTTTGGAGCAGTAGACTCTTCTTTTATTTTTATAACTTTTGCCTTTGGTAATTCCTCTAAGTAAAACACTGCTACTTTATCTCCTGCATTAAAATCAGCTGTAGATATTGTTATTTCTGTGTTAGAGCCTGTTACAGTTGAAGTAAACTGTAATTTCTTAACTAAAGATATACCATCTTTTTCAACACTATATGCAGATATACTATTAGTAACTGGTTTTACATTTTCTAAAGTAACTTTCTTAGTACCATCAGAAGTTAGTAATTTTCTTTTACCAACCTTAGCCGATTCTTCAACCATATCAGAAGCTAATAGCATTGCTAGTTGTGGCATTTGTATTACCTCTTGTTCAAGTGCTAAACTTGCTGTTATAGCTCCATCAAATGCTATTGTGTTTGCACCTTTAGCTTTTGCGTACACGCTTTCTGAATCTAATTTGAAATTAAAAGCATTTAAATCTGCTGTATAAAAAAGTGGTTCTCCAGTTGTTTTATTTTTTACTATTATATTACTTGCATCTTTTATCGCAAATCTCATTATTTCATCATCCTCTCATTTTTTGCATAAAAAATAACACTGTTATTTAACAGTGCTAGTTTGTATTTTTATTTCTTTAGACCAATGTTTAATCTTGTCTGCCTCAACTTGATATTTAAAAGACATTGCAAAGCCTAAACTTTCATCATAATTTTTAAATTGTATCTTAGTCTTATAAGCATTAATTAATTGCCAATAAGTCATTTTTAGAATAACATCTATTGGTACATATCCATCTATGTTTTGAACTACATTTATATAATCACATAAGTGATATGCTTCTTTTTCTCTTTTCTTTCTTTCCTTCTCTTTAAAGTGTGCAATCAACTGTTTTTCTCTTTCAGAGCCAGTATTTTCAATCCACTTATCTTCATCATCTTTAAATAAATTCTTTTTATCAATACAAAACATCTCTAAAATCAAATCTGATACCAGTCCAAAATCCTCTCTACTTATAAAAGCATTTTTCTTTTTATCATCAAATTTAATTAAAATACCAATTTTAATCTTATTCATATATTCAATATTTTTAATATCAGTTTTATATAATATAGATAAAGATTTTTTTATCTTATCACTAAGTAACTCAATTTCTTCAGAAGAATCTTTTCTTGATGTTAACATCATCAAATCCAAGATAGGTATAGCATCATATTTACATTTCAATTCAAATGTTTTCTCGTTACATAGCTGAGAATAGCTCTTTTCAAGTACTAAAAATGGATTAACTATCTCTAAATTAGCCATATCAAATTTAATAAGTTCTTCAATAGTAGGTTGATATATAGTTCCTAATATTTCACTTAGCTTAATTGGTAATCCTGTAATATAATAATTTTCCAACATTACATATCACCAAAACTTTCAGATGATACAACTATGCTAAATCCATTATAACTTGTATCTAAATTAAACATGGGGGAACAGCTCTCTAATTTTATTTTTCCTATACCTGCTATTTCCTCATTTTCAGTGATTGTGTCCACTATACAACATACTAATGCAGCATCTCTTAGTCCATTAAAAGTATCTTGGCATTCATCATGGCATACTACACCAATTTCAATATTAGTAGTTTTTATTATTCTACTTCTATCTTTATAAAGATTATATTTAAATAATGTTATGTAAACAGAAACATCTGCTTCTTTTAATACTTTTTCTACTCTTCTATTAAAAAACACTTTCTTGTTTCTAAGCTCTTTAACTGGATTTTTTATATCAGGCATGGATAAAATATCTTTTTGTGATTCATTATTATAAATCATAAATTTAGCGAAGTCTTGATTTGACATTAGAGTTGTTCCTATATTACTTATCATCTTGTTAGGGAAAGCCATATAGACCCATATATCTACCCCCTTAGTGTTATTTTTTTAGTATCTATTATTTCATTTGTATCTTTATCTTTAGCCAATAGCAAGGCTTCTAAGCCAGAATGCTTAGCCAATGTATTAGCCTGTATGACACATCTTTTCTCATCTTGATAAATTATATCACAATATCCGTATTGCTTGTCTAAGAGCCATTTAACTCCTTGAAAATGGTCTATTATGTACTCATTTTCTTCTCCTAGATTTATTACTTCATAACCTATAATCTTACTGAAAGGAATAATCACACTATCATTTTCAGATAAATCATTCCAAGCAATATTATTTATTGTATCATCTTTTGAAATCAATGCATCTTGTAAACAAATAGCTTTAATAAGACCATCTGCCCCCGTTTCTCTGCCATTATACTCAAAGTCATTAATACTAGTAACTCTAAATACAGTTTTACCAGTTAACATTATTCTAGTGTCAATATCTATAGTTTTAGTGACAGGATTACTTCCAAAATAAAGTTGTCTTTTTGTATCTGAGATAGAAGTATATTTGTTATCTGCCATACCATCAGAATATAAGGTTAAATTTTCAACAGCTATAGGGATTTTATACATCTGACCTTTATATTTATAATTAAAGAATTGATTGCATCTTTTTATTATGAAATGTTTATATGTATCCATTTCTTTATGTTCCTTAAATATAGTTAACCAATAACAATTATCATAGAAAAGATAACAACCCACATCTACATCTAAATCAGATTCAACTAATAGATTTTTTTCATCTAAAGCTCTTTTATCATTATTAGTTATATCATTAATTGCAACTACAGCTTTTTTAGTATCTTCATTTATACAAACTTCATCTATATCGGTTATAGGAACTTCAATACAGGTTGGTGTTTCTTTTAAATATTTCTTAAAACTTAATCTTAGTTGTAATATTCTTTTTTCTTTAGGTGTTGAACAACCAAGTCCAATTCTTTTTTTTATATCACTTAAGTAACTCATGCTAGTTCCATCCTTCAAAATTTTTTAGCATGTATCTTTGTTGATATTTATTAAATCTAGTTCTCAATTGTTCTTCTCTTGCTTGAAGTTTAGCCAACATATTAGCACCTGATTTAGCATTATAATCAGAATCAGTTAGCATCTGTTTTAAATTTTCTTCTCTATTTATCTTAGGTTGTAACCAATGTATTTGCATACCATATGATAATATTTTAATTTCCTCTAAATCTAAATCAGATACTATTTCTCCTAAATATTTGTATTTGAAAATTATCTCTTCTGTAGTTTCTACAACAAAACTTATTATAAATTTTTCATCTTCAAAGCTTATTGTATAATCTTTATCTAATTCGTATTCTTCTTTTGTCTCTTTTCCCATCAAAGTTATCTCTGCATTTTTATTACTATAATTAGATGTATAACTTAGTTGAGCAGCAGGAATAATTTCCTCGCCTTTTTCATCAACATATTTTATAGTCAAATCTTTTTTACATTGATTAAAATCAACTATAGCATCTTCTAAATAACTGTACATCATTTTTTCTATTATTTCATTTGATAGTAATAACATCTCTTCATCATTAATAGCATCCAAAAACTTTTTATATATTTTTACAAGTGGAGTACCCAAATATTCCACCACCTTTAACTAAACAAGTACAAATCTTCTATTCCAATTCTTTTAGCTAATAGTTTAGCCTTTAGCCCAGAATCAAACTTTTTCTTTTTATGTAAATCTATTGCCCTCTCAGCTAATCTTCTTGTTAACTCAACATTATTTTTATTTAATATTTTTTCAAAAGAATTTATATCAACTTTATCAGATAAGAAATATTCTAAATAGTCTTCATTAGGATTTCTTATATGTTCATATAAACTATTCAATCCTAGAAAATCTATTATGTCCATTGGGGTACATTCAACATCTAAAGAATCTACATCCGAAATTATTAATCTATGTTCTTCAAAAAAACCTGGACTTCTTCTCACTATTCTATAAAGAGTATCTAAATCTATAAATTCAGTTGAATCTTTTGAACCTACTTTAGATAAAGAAAAAATTTGTTGTTTTTCTCTTGGGTCAATATAATCAACATCCCATGTGGATATATTTTTTATTTCTATATCTATTTCCTGTTTTTTTTGTTTTAGCTTTCTTTGTAGTTCTAATCGGTTTAATCTAGCTTCTTTTTTATTTAAAGTAGACTTTATATCTTTTTCTAAAGTATTAGCTTTGACTTCTGTTTTAGAAATATTTTCTTTTTTAGCTCTTGCCATAATAATCTCCCTCCCATAAAAAAAGAAGGTGGTTATCCACCTTCTAATTCAATTATTGTATTTTATAAACTCCAAATTTAGCAGCAGTTACAACTCCTAAATGTATTTTTTGAGCCATAAAATATTCTATTTGTTGGTCATCTCTTTCTTTTTCATCAGTATTTTCTATGACCAATACATCTCCTTCAGTACCAAGTTTGATTATCTTCTCTCCATCAGGTATTACATAGATAGCCTTATTATCTAAAGCCCACTCTTTACCTTCTGCTGCATTTTCATCATAAGCATTTGGTAAACTAAGTACTTTATATCCACCTCTAAATGTTTGTATAAAACCATATTTTCTTTTTTCTTCTTTTTCTAAATCAGTTTGAATACCTTCTAAATTACTTAATGCAAGTGGAGTACCATATATAATAGGCTTTTTACCAGTAGCCCCTTCTACCTTAGCTATCAATTCCAATAATACTTTGTCTGAATTACCTGTAGCTTGAAACTTAGCATTTATTGTTGAATATGCACCTTCAAATGTTTTTGCTATTCTTCTAGCAATATCATAATGATATGAATCTGATACCCTATTCACAAATACAACCCAATTTATTCTTCCTGTTATAAATCTCTCTGCTTCTTCATATATAGCAACAGATAATTTAAATGCTGTTGTAGGAACTTTTTTGTTAAGTAATCTTTGTCTTCTTGTACTATTAACACCATCTGCTATATTTGCAACTTTAAATAAATTAGTATTTTCAACAGTAAATTCTTTTTTATCTCCTAAATCAAAGTTCTCAAAATCACAAAATGGACTAAATACTTCCTCATTTAATCTATTAATATCATCAGATATTAATTCTGATATTAAATTATAAAATCCCCATTTATTTTCTTGGAATTTATAATAATTATATTTTTCTCCTCCCATCATTTCTTTTAATTTATTCTTTATTGCACTTTCAGCATCTCTATATGTTATTGTATTTCCATCTCTATCTGTATATTCTCTAAATGTATCTGTATATAGCTCATGAGCTATTCTCTTTAAAGTTTTTGCTGTTGCCATTAATTTACACACTTCCTTTTCTATTTTTTTGCATAAAAAAATAACAGTTATAGACTGTTATCTCCTGTTTGTTAATTTTATTTGATTTTATAAAACTTTTATTGTAACCGAATCTTGACCTTCATAGTTCCATAATTCTAATACTTCTGCTACTGGAGTTTTAGCATCTGCTGTAGGCAATTTTTCAAACTGAAACGAATCAGATTTTAATTGTAACTTGTCTTTTACTGCAATACTTTTATCTGCTATATGTAATAGAGATATAGTTACCTCATCTCCTTTTTTTAGTCGTCTACATCTACATATCTGACCAGGAGAAACTTCGTAATCTCTTTCATCTAATCTTTCATCATACATAGTTGCTGGGTCATCAACTATACCCCAATCTAATGTGTCATTTGTAACTTTATATATTTTATGGGTATCCCTACCATACTCCGTGTCTTCAAGTTCTCCAATATTTATTACAGCACCATTTTCTAAATTTATTGGATTGGTATCCTCTGATGGAACAACATATTTACCTGTTAAAACATCAGGATTTTTTACTTTATCTGTTTGTATTATTGCTTTATCTTTCTTCATGTAAATTCCTCCTATTATTCTTTATCTGAATATTTTTTTATAAAAGATATTTCTTCTGGTTCACTAAAACTATCATTATTATTACTTATAGGTATTTTTATCGTATTATTTTTATCATCATTTATACTAAAATTTTCCTTTTCGCTTTGTTTATTGCTAAGAGTTTTTAATGCAAATATGTAACCCAATTCTTTCTTGTATTCATCTAATGTAATTTCCTTATTATAAGCTTTTATTTTTATATCTTTAATTTCATCTTCTGCTAATTTAAATTTTTGAGCTACATCATCAACTTTAGATTTAAATAACTCAAATTCTTTTTCTTCTTTGAATGCCTGTAATGGCTCTAAACTGGCTTTTAAATTAGATATTTCTTTTTGCTTTTCAGTAAATTTCTCTATTATTTCTTTTTTTAATTTTTCTTGTCTACTAAAAACCTGTACTATTTCTCCTTCTTGTTTTTCCCTCCAAGTTTGTATATATGATTTTTTATTTTCATAATCCAAAATGACAGCATCTTCATTAACTATATATGGAATACCATAGTAATACCCCCAGTTAATTTCATCTTCAACTATAGCAATATTCTCTTCTGGTATTAAATCATTATAATAAAAAGCTTGTACTTCAACTTTTTCACCATACCAATTCTCAGTTTCGACTTTGTATTCTTTTAACTTATTTCTTATTTCAGTACTAAGATTACTCACTGCTAAAGCATATCCTTCAGAATTTTTATTAAGTTTTTGATTCTTATTTGGCAAATTCTTTTCCCCCTCTCCATGTTCTAATGCATAAATTTCTGAGCATATTTTTGATATTTCTTCTTTATAATTAATTTTTCTTGAAAATTTAGTTAAACAACAATTTGAACCCATAGCTCCCTTTACATCAGAACCAAGACATGTAATTCCATGATATACATAGTCTTTTATATTATAAAATCCATCTGAATCATCTAATTGATAATCATTTATATCTATTTCCATTGAAATTTCTATTTCATCAGAATCCATAATTATATCGTAAGCATGATTGCTATATGATTTATATATATATCCTTTACATTTAACATACTTCTGCCCATCAATTTCAACTTTTTCATATTTATTTGTTTCTGGTATAACGCCAATTATTCGTTCTTCATAATATTCTTCTAATATAAACCCTTCATCTGTTTGAACTACTTGTGTTAAAACATTATGACCATCAAAGTCATATTTTCCATCTTCATTTATTTTTACATATCCTAGAATTGGAACATTTTTTAATGTTGGTTCAGCTTTATCAATAGCTTCTTCATAAAATTTAGTTCCATTTGGATTTGTACCTTCATGCATAACATAGATATACACTGGCAAAAGATTACTATTTAGTTCTTCCAATTTTTTTTTATCTGAATAATGTTTTAAATTACAAGGTAATTTTAATATTTTTATTTTTTTCACCTCCTTTTAAAAACGTATTTTGCTAGTAAATATAAATCTTTTCATTTCTTCATTACTGAAATTATTTATTAATTTTGATTTATTTTCAAAAACATATAAAGTCTTATTATTCAACTTGTTTTCACATATAAAACGATATCCTTTTTCCATTAATAATTTCTTATCATCTTCAGAAAAAGCATATATAAACTTACTCATAATTAATCATTCTCCCCATTTCCTTTTGCTTGAGTAGAATTACCATTATCTGTCCCTATATCAGATTTATCTGGTCTACCACTGCTTTGAGTATGAGATGTTTGTTGAGGTATTAAAAACTCATCAAATCCCATTAATTTTTCTGCTTGTAAAGTGTTTATAGCTTGAAGTGGAGTAAACCCAGTACTTGCAATAAACAAGCTTTTACTCCCTCCGTATCCCATATCTTCTCGATACTGTTTGGATAAATTCATTTTATTAAAGTGAGTAGTTCCAATAAACTTCATATTAAATAAATTTGCCTTCTTGTCTTTATTTAGTTCAAAGTTAACCCAATTTTCTATCATTTGTTGAATCCTCATAGGAATTAAGCTATCTGCAATAATACCATTTAAGATAGATTCATTATTTATCTTGTCAGAGTTAAGTAAGGCTGTATTTATTCCAGCGTTATCAAATATAAACTCTTTTGCTTCTTTTACATAATCATTTATTTTAGATTTTCCATCTGAAAGAGTATGTGTTTCCAACTCTAAAGGATTTGTAGTTATTGCTGTTCCTTTTGGTAAATTTGCTTTTGTTGAATTGTGGTATATGGGAATTAAATTAAGGTCTACTAGTGGTTCATCATTTTTGCCAAATGGTATCTTTTGATGTATTAATTTAATACTTTCTATTACTGCATTTGTGCTTTTTAAATCTTTCATATCTTCAAGCTCCATTAAATCGTCAAATATAAAGCAAAAAAATGGAACTCCTTTCACTGAATCTAAATCATAATTAAATGCTACTGCTTTATCACTTAATTGAAAATATGTATTATCAATTAATTCTTCTCGTGTAAGTAAATTAGATTTATATTTTTTATATATGTTTTTAATTTCTTCTGGAAAGGATATTATGTTTTTGTCAGTAAGTTTTTTTATATTTATAGCGTATCTCATTACATTATTTTCTATCATTGTTATCATACAAAATTTTGCTGGTATCTGTTGTAAAACCATCCCTGAATTATCTTCTATCTTATATAAATAAACCTCTCCTAATTCCAATACTTTTTCGGTTATCCAAGCTGATGTAAATTTTATATTATATTTTTCTAATTGACTCGCCGAATTCATATATGCTTTTGTTATTTTTTCTTTTGTTTTTAATCTACTTATGTCTTTTGGGTATAAGATATGGTCAAAAGTATTCATATTAGATATTAAATTTAAAACTCTTCTATATGTACCAGATGTAGCTTTTAATATCATACTTGCATCCTGAAGTATATCTGTATTTGAAATTTGATATGGATTGGAGAGAGCTTTTCTTAATTTGTCTCTGCTTATACTTCTTAACTTATACATTTCTGTTGCTAATGTTGTGGATTCTTTTACTGAGGCATATTTTCCAATTTGAGCATTTAGCATATTGATTTGATTTTGTGTAGAATTGTTGTCTTTAGACTTGCTTTTATTATTATTTTTTTTGCCCACTTATTCACCTCATCTCTTACCAATAAATCATAACAGTTTTTTGATTATTTCTATTTTTTCTTTTCTCTTTTTCTTCCAGATAATCTGCTAAGAAATTCGTATAAGCCAAACTAGAATATCTATCTTTTCTTGCTCCACTTTTTTCCTTTATTTTAATTTTTCCTCCATCAGCACTATATTCTAAATTTATTAACTCATTCACTAAAGCCGTTGTTTGAAGATAAGGGGCAATATATTTTGCTTCTAATTCTGCCTTTTTATCTATTTCATCTGCCTTTATCATTTCTTTTTCTAATATCATTTCTTTTGCTTCAATATCACTTATAGGAAGTTCTAAGGTTCTATTTGTAAGGACATCTCTTAAAGACATAGCCATTTTATGATTTTCATCAGCGTAAGCTTTCATGGAATATACAACAGGAAGTGATTTTTTTGCTAGTGACTTGTCAACAGTATTATCTTCATTAAAACATGTGTAAGCATCATACCATTCATCTCTATCTGAATCATAATTTGCTTTCTGTATATAGCTCCATACAGTTGTTCCTATACCTTGTGTATCTAATATCATATAATCTGCCTGAAAATCTGAAAATAATTGTTTTAATCTTATTGCTTGTTTTTCAGCTTCCATACCATTATAAGCTTCTATATGGACAACACATCTTTTATATGTGCCTTCATTTGGAAGCATCCTCATCAAAGTATAAATAGAATTATCATTCTTAACTCCTCTGGCCAAAGCTATATCTGCACCAATAATCCGTATTTCTCCTTTTATCTTATTAAGATGATATTTCTTATCTCTTTTTTTCTTATTTTCAAGATACTCTATATCACTAGGAGGATAAAACATACTTTCTAATACCCTACATGGATTCACCCAAGATGACTTGAAGAAAGCATCATCTGATTCATTATAAAACACTCCACAATACTCCATCATGAAAGAAGCATCACTCATACTCTCTTTTTTCATTTCTTTAAGTATTCTTTTTTTAGTTAATAGTCCATGTTCTAAAGAGCAAGTGAATGGAATACTACATGCAAACATATCTTCACCACTAAGCATACCTTTTACTGTTTCCATAAACTTTTTATAACTCCAATGCTGAGAATACCAGCCTGAACTAAGATAAATTTCTTTATTCTCTTCTTGCATATATCTATATTTAGGATTCTGTAAATATCCTGGTTGTCTTGGGTTTGTTAAAAATGGAACTAAAACATCATTCACAGTTCCTTCATCCACCATTCTATATTCATCAACAATAAGAACATTAGCTCTGTAACCTCTTGCATCATCATTAGATACAACAGCTTCTATTCTACTTCCATTCCAAAAATCTATAGATACTTCTTGTGCATTTACTTGGAAACTTTTAATTTCTCTTTTCAGAGTATCTGATTTTAAATATAAATCACCTAAAATTTTACTTGTAATAAGTAGTTTTGCTTGTTTCTTTCTTTTTGCTGCTATTAAAACACAAGTACCTGGTTTTAATACAGCTATAACACAACAAAACACTCCTAGAAGCCATGATTTTCCCAGTCCACGAGAAGCAATAAATACAAATTGGTCAGACTTCATCATCATATAAATTAATATCTGTTGAAATAAATGTAGATTAAATCCAAAGTAATCCATACAGAATCTATGTGGATTTGCGAGATAAAAAGCACCCCAATACTCTCCTATACTCTCTAGTAGATTTCGGGATGAATCATTAGATGACAGCTCTCTTTTTTCATATTTAGTCCTCATTTTTATTACCTTCTAAAATGTCTCTTACATCATCTTTAAATTTAATATCTTTATCGCCATCATTTATCGAATACTTACCTGTAGCTAAACCTAATGCAACAGCAAGTGGTTTTTTCATATGTTTATTTACATAAGCTTCAAATCCATCTACATCTTCATATTCCTTTAACCTATCCTTTACAGGTTGATTTTTTTCATATATCATCATTTTCATTCCAAATGTATCATCTTGCGAATCTCCAGCTTTCTTTTTCTGACTAGGCTTTATTTCAGCATCTTGCATTTTACTTGATACTAATTTAGATAAATCATTAAAAGCTTTCATATCTCCCTTTTCTCTTGATTTATCTTTTTCTAATTCAATAATACAAATCTCTTCAAACAATTTTCTTTCAGTTAATGACTCTGGTTCATAATATTCTTCATATTCCTTATATTTTCTTTCTAAGATTTTATACTCATAATCATCAAAACCTCTTCCCCATTTTAATTTAATTTCATCATTTATGACTATATTTTTATCATTATTATTTCCTGTATATATTTCTTTCAATAAATTATCTAAAGATGTCTTTCCCTTATATTTTGAATTTCTATTAATAATTTTCATATATTCATCTATTAATTCATCTTTATTTTTTTTATCTGCAAGTTCTTTAGCTAATTTTTCATCAAAATAAACATCAAAGTTGAAACATATATGTTTTAGTGCCTTTACAAGTTCTCCATTGTAACACCCATTTAATAGTAAAAACCTAGCTCTAAAACATTCTTTGCATACTGGAAGTCTTTTATTTAAAGTAAATATTTCACTATGACTTTTCCAAAAATATCTATCTGTATATTTTTCTTCACCACAATTCAAACACTTTGTTTTACTAATTGCCATTCATAACATCACCACCATTAAAAAAGACCACTAGAGAATTAAATCTCTAGTGGTTAATAGGGAGATTCAACTCAATTAAGAGCTGAATTAAATTTACAATATAAACTTAACTCAGCTCTTAATAAATAACTTATAGCTTACTTAAATTTATATTGTAAGTACATATTCTCCCACTTTCATTAAATATCATTAATTTTTGCATTGCGTGTGAACTTAATCTTAGATTCTTAGCATAAGAATCCGTTCCGGAGAAACTTCCATTTACACATATTTCACTTTCTCCATAATTATCTTCCTTACAATTGTGTAGATGAGCCATAAAGATATAATCAGGAATTAATTTTATAAGAGAGGTCAGTTTAGGAATTGCTGTAGACATTTTATCTTTGTCTCCATGTACTCCAAAACAAGTATTTCCACATATTTTAGCCACTATTATGTCATTATCATATATATTTTTTTGAAATATAACATTGTTTATATTTTTAATTCTTAGCTTTATATATTCATCTATTAATAATGTAAAATTATCTTTATCTAAATTTTCATCTTTTTTAGGAAGAACTCTATCATGGTTTCCACCTATTGAATAAACAATAATTTTATCAATTTCTTTAGATAACTCATATATAAATTCACTAAGTATTTCAGACACCTCTATAATTTGTTCAACTATATTTTCTCTATTTTCTAATCTTATAGAATTATGTATGTATCCAGAAATTAAATCTCCAAGTAACATTACATGCAGTCTCTTAACTTTATGTAACTTACTATATTCAATAATTTTATCTTTTAAATATTGTATTCTTATCTTGAATATTTCTGAATTATATCTATTAAATGCATTAATAGTCTCTAATCCATAATGTATGTCTGAAATTAGCATAATAGCCTCTTGATTTGAAGATTCATAGCATTTGTAACTAGAATCACTTAGAAATGGCTTATGAAGTGATATATCATCTATTTTATTATTAAATAAATCAATTATATTATCTATTCTTGAATATTCTCTTATTTTCTTATTTACTAATGACCTTTCATCAGATAACTGTACTTTTATCTTTTTCAGCTCTAATATTTTCTCATTTATTTTATCAATCTCTTCTTGAGTAGAATTATCTTGTACTTTAGAATTAAGATAATCAAAAGCCTCTTTCAACCCATAAGAAACCTTCCTACAATGGTCTGGAGAACATTCTAACCCTAATAGTTCAACTATCTCTCCCCAATCCAAATCTATCTCTTTATTAACCTTTGCCAGTCGTATTCTAATCCTATAGTCAATTAGTGACTCATCTTCTTTTTTCTTCAATATGTCTTCCATATTCGATATCTCCCTATTTATCACATAAATATCATTATCAATGTATTAAGTAAAAAATAAATAGTCCAATATTGATTTATTTAACTATTGTTTCACTTAATCTTATAGTTATATTTAAATCTGTTTTTCCAATATACTGGTCAAAAACATCACTAGATAACACTTCATTATCGCCATTTTTTGTATGCTCTATAAATTTATAAGTACCATCTTCTTGTTTTATTACTTCACATTTTTCTAAAATCGTTCCTTTATTATTTTTCATATATTTTCTCCTTTATTTTTATGTTATCTATAGCTCTACTGGGAATATATTTATTTGCAAATTAGGCAGCCTTGTAGTTAACAATAGCTAATATAAGTTAACGCATTTAGCATTTATCAAGGATTTTCTATAACTTTTTTATTTTATTTTTACTATTTTAATAATTTAATCTTTTATCCTTGAGATTTTATATTTGAATTTTTAACTTTAAGCTTTATATCTATTGTTCTCTTTTATACAGTACAATCGTTTCGTTTGTATGTACCCATCACTTTTATATAAGTAGTTTGATTTTTAACCCAAAATCAACTGGGAACTTATAATTTATGTTATTCGCCTAACCTGCAAATTAAAAAATAACCCAATTAAGGACTATTTTAAATCTACATCTATAATTGTAAGTGCATTTGATGTACTCAATGCAAAATCAACTTCTTTTTCAAATTCTTCTATTTCATCCCTTAATTTTTCTATTTTCTCTCTTACTTTTAAAGGGTCTACTAAAGACCATTCTTGTTGTTTTTTATAAAATGAAATAAGTTCTGCTCCATCTTTACTTTTTTCTTTTTCCTCAAACATTCTGTCTGTATTTTTTTGCACTTCTTCATTTCTACGATTTACTTCAGACATCATACAATCATAGTTACTAACCATTTGTCTCAACAAGGATTTATCTAATTCTATACTATTTTTTCTTTTTATTGCTTCTAAAACTGTATAATTTTTATTACCAATTTGAACATTTGTTATAGCATTAGAGATATTAATTGCTTTATCTAATGCGTTATAATTATATATTAAATCTTCTATTTGTTGGTATCTACTTGAAACTTCTACATTAAAATCTTCTACACTTGTTTTTGTTTCATATACATTTTTATCAGAGCCTTTTTTAGTACCTACAATTTTAAAATTACTAATGCATCTATCTATCTTATCTTCTAATAACTTCTTTTCTGCTAAAGCTTTATGAACATTATATTTAACCATAAAAACATCTCCCTTTTAATTAAGATATTATTTAAAAATAACAAACTTTTTTTATTGGAAGAGAGGAAGGGATTTGAACCCTCGTATCAAATTAATTGACCTAATAGTTTAGCAAACTATCCTCTTTACCACTTGAGTACCTCTCCATATTTCTATAAATTACAAACAGCAAGTCGAGTATCGCTACCTTCGACCATGGTCAAGTGCTGTATTTTAAAACTCCGACAGCTCGGATAGCGTGGCTGTTTTTTCACACTAAAGAATCTTTTTTAATTGTCCACTATTTGGTAGAACATCACCACTTTTTTATAAATAAATCCACATAAAAATTACTTAGTTCAAAAGACTATTTGATTTATTCACAATTTCTTCAGTTTTTTATTAGCCAGGTACACCAACAAACTCCTCTAATTTTAAAAAGCAGAAGTAGAATCTGTTACCTCAAATTCTACTTCTTTATTCTTACACCTTTAAGGCATACTAGGGCATTCACCGTATCTATTTCAAGTTATATGTTGCTCATCAACCTCGTGTATATTTGCCACGCTATATTCATTTTAGCAGCATCATCATCTTATATTTGTAAAATACCTATTACCAGCCACTAGAGCTTCTCAAAATGAGCTATCTCTGCTAATTGTATTAATTTTTAGCATATTCTAGGTTTGCTGCCATATGTCACCATATGAAAGGGATTTTAACCCATACACTCTCTATATGATTGCATCTTTTAAAGATTTAGCTATTTTTAATTTTGGAACTCTTTTTTCCTCAGTTTTCCAAGGTTTTTTAGTTCCATCTTTAAGAGTTATTTCTCCTTCTTTACCTTTTTGTATTTTAGTTAGGTATTTAACTCCCATCAACGTCAATTCTTCACCATCTTGTAGTACTTCGTTTCTTTTTTTTTCTATCACATCAAGTATCTCTCTTACTCTTATCTGTGATACACCTAATTCTTCTGCTACTTCTTTTAAAAAATCTACTTTTTTCATATCTTCTTAATCTCCCTTTTCTTATATAATTTTCATTTGATAATAGTAAGGAATAATTTTATTATTTTTATTAACCCCTTACATAAGTAATATGTTTTAAGCGACCCTTTTTTAAACCACTTTTCCCCACCAGCTAATTACAGTTTTTACAATTTGAGCGATATCCCTTTTTACCATTTTTATCAAACCTAGATAGCAACTTAATTTTTCCACATCTGCTACATTTTTTATATTTTCCTTTACAAACAGATATATAATAATAATTTTCTTCATAGTTTTTCTCATATGCATCTATTATTTTGTTCACTATTTTATTTATTTGATTATTTATTGCTTGAGGAGTTATATTCATTAAATTTGAAATAAACTCTAATGATTTATCTTTTCTATATAAATTTAAAATATCTTTTTGTACTGTGGTAAACTCAATTTTAGATATAATATTATTTAAATCCATAACTATACATGTTAAATCATCTTGCAAATCATTACCCTTTTGAATCTTTAAAAGCTCTTTAACATGTGATTTATCAAACATATCTAAATAGTCCCATTCTGGGCTTCCTGCATCTGCTAATGGTGCTTTCCATATAATTGGTCTCTCTATAGAATTTTTAACATCAGTCATATCATTTTTTAATGCATTTAAATTTTTCCTAACCATTCTCTTAAGTTTTAACTCTTCTTTACTTAATTGTTTATGTCCTAATTCTTTATATTTAGCTTTATACCATTCATAAGTATCTGAGTATGTTTTTATAATTGGATATTTTTTAATATCTTTAGGTTTAACTTTTATATCTTTTATTTTTTTATAGTTTTTAGGTAATTGAAAAAATGCAAAGGAATTGTCTTCTAGGAATCCATCTTTATTAGAAGTGTTTGAATTTATATTTCCACCATTTGCAGGTGCTATTTTATTTAGAAGTGCTTCTTCCTGACATGCTCTATCAAATAACTCTTTTGAATTGTATATTCTTATTTTAGTTTCCTTAGGTTTATCATCTACTGAGAGTATATAGCTCCCCATTATTTCTAATGTTTTTGCTATATTAGAAGTAGAATATATACTGTCATCTTTATTTAATATCAACTTAATTTTCGATGTATTATGATGTGTGTACTCCCATGTACCATTACTATTACTAAAAGGATTTTTAACATTTATATATTCGATTGGATTAATTTGATTATAGCCACACCAAGTAATGAATCTATTATAATCCATAACTACTTCTTCTCCATCAATAGTAACATAATATACACCATCTTTATCTAAAGGACTATCTGATGTTTGCTCAAATATATTTTCCCAAAATTTATCATTGAATTGTTTTTTTTCTTGATATTTCACTCTAGTAATAATATTCTCATTTCTCTTTGTAAGAGTATTATAAAATGTATCTATATAATTTCTATTTGACTCTTCAAACCACGTGTGTTTTACCCCTAATCGTTCCTCTATGTATTTAATTCTATCTTTGCTATTGTCTATGCTATAATCTAAATTCTTTATGTAATCTTGTGCAGATTTGCCATCTATTTCTTCATAAAAATTGTTATTATTATATATCAATATTATACCTCCTTTCCTTGCAATCCATCATCATAATCTGTATCATCATAATCCCATAGTTCATCCTTAAAATCCTCCTTATGCCTTTCATTTACAATATCATATGAAGACCTTTTACTCATCTCTGTGTATGTATCTATCATTTGTTCATATTCCTCATTTAATATTTGATACCTATTTTTATGTACGCCTGTTTTCTCTGATTCATCTAAATCTTCTAAATATATTAATTCTATTTTTTTCTCTTTCATACTTCTCCTTTTCTATATTATAAGATTTTAAATTAATTTTCTTGGTCACATTTCTGTGCCGTTTTTTTGCCTTTTGGTCACATTTCTGTGCCACCCCTAAATTTAATTTTTTAACTGTTTTTCCTATATTTTTGTTAATTTTTACAGTTCATTACCTCTTATTCTTAGACAGACTTTCTAAATACAATTAAAAAAGCATAAATCAATTGTTTTCTTTGCTAAATTTAAATTATTTCCCTTCCATATTACACAAGGATTTATAATGAAATAGTCTGTATTTTTGTTATTCCCTTCAACGATTACATATTTAAAAAAATAATATTTATCATCTTCTACCTTTATATAAAATCTAAGTAATTCCTTTTTAAATTTGTTCATATCTTGTTTTATTGTACTAATATTTAATAATTGACAAATTTTATATAAACTAATTTTTTTTATTTTTGAAATATCTGTTTCATGAGGGTTTAAACATAAGATATTACTCTCGAAATGTATATATGGTATGAGTTGATATATATAACTTAATTGTTTATGTTGTCTTGGTGTGCAATGTTCAAAAAGAAATCTACTAGTATTTATATATATTCTTGTATATTCTTTATTTTCAAAATTAGGAATTCCTTTAGTAAAATACTTTGGATTTATATAAAATTTATTATTAGATTCATATAATAACTCACATTTTTTTACGTCTGCTAAAAAATTTCTAAATGCCCTATCTTTAAGATTTAATATTTCTCTCATGTTTTTTCTATCTATAGGAATCATTTCTTTAAACTGAGAATATCTAACCAATAAATTTTCTTCTCCTGTATTATAGTTTAGATATGTTGCGAGATATATTAATCTACTTATATTAGCTTTACTTATATTTACTTCATTAAATAATAATTCATTTTTAACATAAGTACAAAATACAAAACCTCCTAATTTAAAATTATGGTATGGTAATTCTTTTTTATTATTGATAATAGCCCTTTGCTCTGGAGAAAAACTCTTTTTTCTCTTTCCAATTTCAAGTACCTCACCTCTTTTCATCCCTTTATGCTCCAATATTTCTCCTGTTCTTTTGTCTGTTACAATAACATCTTTTATAAATTCATTACCTCTAACTATAAATATCTACCTCTTTTCTTATAAATTTTATTTCAATTACAAGATAAAAACCATCTTGCAATTGTTCTTCGCAACATGTTGCTTCAGAAATTTTATTACCCTCTATGTTCTATTTCTATTATATCATATACCCTCTATGTTCTCAATATTTTTTTTAATATCTACCCAAAATTTCTTGAGTAGATATTTTCTTTTAATCTGGCATATTATTAAATATATTCTTAATAATAGGATTTTCTCTTTTTATATCTTTTTTTTCTTCAGTAACATTTGTCTTTTTATTTGTCCTATATACACCATTGCCTAAACATTGTTTTAATAATTTATTTTCTTCTTGAAGATTTTTCCACTCTAATATTATTCTTTCCAAAGCTGTATTTCTACTGCTTATATTTTTATCATTTTGATACTTTTCTATTTCACCAAATATATCTTCTTCTAAATAAAAGCTAGATGATTTTTTCATATAATATCACTCCTAGAATTGTTCCATACCTACTTCAAATAATCCTTTAGCTGTAGCCATTTGTGCATCTTTAGAAACTTTAAATCTATTATCGAATGTCATATGTAATGCTGTACCTCCACTTACATATACATCCATTTCATCTATGTTCTTCCATTTAGAAGATATTCTTTGAGCTGTGCTTTCAGAAGCCATAATGTAAGCAACTTTCTTAAGTTCATCATAATCATTAGAACTATCTATCTCATTAAGCTCTCTTATTATTCCTCTATCTTTTAGTTGCTTCTGAACCATTGTTAAAGCATCTTGATTTCCAGCTTCTAATGTGTCTGATAGTTTATCATTAAATACAAAACCTTTTTCAAAGAAAGACATCTCAGTACTTCTAAAACCTATTGAAACCATGCCAACCGCTTTATCTTCATTTACTTTTCCTTCTAATGTATGAAATAATGCAGCGTCTCCTTCTCTAAAAATTGATATATCAGATATTTTTATTTCTTTATGTCCACCTTTTATTTTATCTTTTACTTTAAATGTTTTACCTTTATATGTGTCTACAACTTCTTTTAATGTTGTTTTCCTAAATGATTTATATGGAACGCCCATCATTAATTTTACTTCATCAGCTACAGCTATTTCATTAAGAGCAGCAGCAACTAATATTCTCATTGTAAAAGATACTTTAGAATCATCAGAATTTCTTATAGGTGTTATACTTTCTTTTTCTGCTAATGAACCAACAAAGTAACTTACACTTTCAAAATCTATGTATATTGGATTTTCATATTTCTCAAAATCTATGTTTCTTCCATCACCAAATACTGATTTGAATAAACATTCTTTAACCATTCCATTGTACTTACTATATCCTTTTACGTATCCTCTTCCTATATCTAAGCCTATAACTTGGTAATTTTCTTCCATTTTCATTCCTCCTAAGTAAATATTTGCTAAATATATTATACCATATAAAAACTTGATAATTACATTAAATTTGCACAAAAATTCAACTATAAAATGACATTTTTTAGTTATTAGTTAAAATTAGCACTAAATTAGAACTATATATAATTTAAATTTAAACCAATAATTTATCATTAAAAATTTTTAGTTAATATTTAAATTATATATCAACTATTTCCAAACCAATAAATCAATTTCTTTAACTACACTATTTATGTTTTTTTAGATGTCAATTTTAATTTTAAGTAAAATATTGAAACTTATTTTCTTACAGACGACATTTTCATTCTAATTTAATAAATCTTCCTATATTTCAAGTTATTTTTTGTATTTAATATTTTTATATGTATTAGTTATTTTTATGTAATCAATACATACACTTTTATTTTATATTTTCCTTGTTGAGAATGTAATTTAAGAGTAAAAATCTAAGAAATATCTTTAGATAAATATTTGTTTTATGAGGAAAATACAGAGCTATTTCGTCTGTAAATCCGTCTGCAATTTTTTTGAAATGTGGAAATGAAAGGACTACACACAAAATCCTACTGACAAACAAGCCACTTTCCATAAAATACCCCCTACTTCATTTTTATTTATTTTAATATGTAAAATACTTTATTTACTTTATTTAATTAATAAAAGTATTACTTTTATCTTATTTTAAAAATCTATGTTTTTGTCAGTAAAAAAGGACATAAAAATTAGTATTTTATGCCATTTTTCTAAAACCTAGTATTTTCAACACTTACAACACCTACACTTTCTATTTTGTCAGTAAAATGTCAGTCATTATAATTCTTAGACTACAAACCTGTTGTAATCACTGCATTTCAATTTTTAGTTATTGATATCTATATAAAATATTATTTGCTATAGAATAAATTTTTTTATTATGGATTATAAAGTCTTATATACATCATTTTAGCATTAATCTGACATCGTCGAATATCAACTCACAACCTCATTGCCATATTTTTCTTGACAAATTTGTCATTATTGTATATAATTTAATTAAGATAAGAATTAATCTTATCTATACAATTCAATATTAGGGGGTGACGTTATGAGAATAACAAAAGGCAAAATAAAAGAGCTAATCGAGTTGTGCCACCAACTTGAAAAGCTCTTTGTACAAGTATTTAAATCACTTGAACATGTTTTGATTTCTTTATGTTCTTGTATCGGTTGGTTATTAATACTTATATACATAATTAAACATTAATAACCAATGCAATATACCTATAAAAATATATCTCTATAGGTATATTGTAACACACCTAATATTGAAAGTAAACGAGGTGATGACATGAGTCAACATATTAAAAACACTTTAAAAATAATAAAGATACTAGGTTTATTATTCTTCTTATATTTTGCACTTAGAGCAATATATATTGTTTATCTTTAATATCTTTATTGAGTTGCTTAATGTATAAGTAACTCTTTTTTGTTATAATATTAATGAGGTGATAGCATGAAATTAGAAAAATTAATTGATATAAGAAAAGAAAAAAAATATTCTCAAGAGGATATTGCTAGAATGTTAGACATATCTTTAAGAAATTATCACAGAAAAGAAAAAGGAGAGAATCAATTTACAGTAAGTGAACTAGAAAAAATATGTAGCTATTTAGATATAGAATCAAAAGAACTACTTGACATATAGTAATATAATCTACTCAAGGTAGTACTTAACATTAAATAAAATAATTTAATAATATAAAATAGACTAGCTATAATCTAGTCTATTTTATTATAATAACATATTGTACAAGCCATTTAAATCCATTTTAAGCGCATTTCAATGCATTCACCTTATGTTTATACCTTTAATCTTTAAAATTAAATATAAAAATAAGCTAGACATATATGCTCTAGCTTACAGTAGTTTTTTTAATGTATTTATTTGTTCTTGTACTATTGTTTTACTTTTAGTGTCTAACTCTCTATAATTATCTAATAGTTTGACTTCTTCTTCTTCAAGTTGTATATTTTCTCTATTATCTGTAAGACAAGTTATATAGTCTAATGATACATCATATAATTTTGCTAACTCTTTCAATGTTTTTATATCTGCATCCCTTTTGTTGTTTTCATATCTACTGATTGAAATATCTGAAACATTTATAATTTGTGCTAACTCTTTAATTGTGTAGCCTTTTTCTTTTCTTAGTTCTCTTAATCTATCACTAATCATTTTATCACCTCTTTATATTTATTATAATATCATATATATTTATTAAGAACAATCAGTTATATATCCAATCGGTCGTATATCTAAATATATTAACATCCGTTTAGATATATTTTTTATTAAATTATAAAAATAAATATTGACAATATATCCGTTTGGATATATAATTAAATCATAGCAAGGGAGAACAAGAAAACACAAAGCCACCTCTCAAATGAAGTAACAGGCAAAGAACCTTCTTAAAACTCTAGCTAATATCTTAAAGGGTTCTATTAAAAAATATTAAACTACTATTAAAAAATTACTACCTTTAAGTTGACCTTTTAATGGTGTGAATGGTGAAAGGCACACAACACAAATATTACACATAGTTTTTTCTTCATTTTTTAACTACAAAAATGAATTAGTCATACCAGTTGGTGAGGTGTTCCCAACATTAAGTAATTAAGTAAATAAAATTAATAAAGGTTTCCAATTAAAGCCTACAAAAAATTGAGGTATCAACTTAGTTGCTTCTATAATGGCACTCAATACAATTTAATATGATATAGCAGTTGTGAGGTACTGCGTTATAAAAAGTACTAAAGATTGAGCATTAAAATTATAGTTTGTACTGCTTGACACCTACATGGTTATAAACTATCTAATATTTACTAGTATAATTTAAACTATTTATTAGATTATTTTAGTAAGTGTTAGAATACAACACTTAAATTATGATATAATAATAAAATAGGAGTGTGAACGGCATGGATGAAAAAATATTAGAATTATTACAAAAAATGGATACTAGTATTAATGATATACAAGGAGAAATAAAATGGATTAATACTAGACTAGATAGTATGGATGGTCGTTTTGATGGGATTGAAAACCAACTTAGTGATTTAAAAGAAGGGCAAGAAGAAATTAAAAAGAAACTAGACTTAACTTATAATCAAGTTGCTAGAAACATGGAAGGCATAACAGAAGTTGGAGAAAAAATAGACACTTTAAAAAATGACATGAACTTTGTAGAAATGGCTACATCTAAAAATTGGAATGAAATAGCAAAGTTAAAATCAATTAAATAGTAATACATAAAAAGACACTTGAATTATTGAGTGTCTTTTCTACAAGCTCTTAGTATGGTATTATTAAACAATAATATCATTGGAGGTATAACGAATGTATGAGCAGAGAAAAGCAAAAGTATTATTTACTACAAGTGGAGGAACTGCAAGTAAAGGCTCAGTCACAAATAGAATAACAATTCCTACTAATTGGGTTAAACAAATGGATATAACTAAATTAGATAGGGAAGTTACATTAACTTTTGATGGTGAAAAAATAATAATAGAAAAAATAACTGAGTAGATGCAAAATCTACTCAAAAAAACACTTGACTCATTCGGACAGAATGCATTATAATAAAAATATCAAAACAAATAAAAATTTTTAATAAATCATTCGGACAGAACAAATAAAAAAAGGAGGACTATAAAAATGAAAAATCTTTACCATTATTTTAACTTAGAAGCTTTTGCAAGAGATTTAGAACCTTACAAAAGCAGGATAATTGATGACTATATAGATGGAGATGAGATAGAATACTATAACAATATGGATACTATTGAATTTGCTAAACTTTACATTGGAGAATCAAAAAATATTAAATATTTAGCTAAAGAAGTACTTGAAAGATATTTTGACTATGATAAGTATAGAAAAGATTTAAATTCTACTAATACTATCATCAAATAACTAAATAAAAAGTTTTAGGGCGTTCTTTAAAAACGCCACTTCCAATAAAAAAATTGAAAGGGGAATAAATCATGAAAAAATTAATAATTAAGATAAAATCATTGTTTAAAAAGGATTTAGATAGTAGCTATTGGAGTACTACAGAAAGTATTATTTTAAAATGTGGAAACAGCAATCAATTAAAATTATTGAAACAATCTAATAAATTATAAAGGGGGATTATTAAAAATGAAAATAAATAGCAAAATATCAAATGTAGTATGGGACATAAAAACAAAAGAGTTAAATAAGCAGGATATACTTTTTATAGAAAATTTCAACCCAACAATATATCATAATGATGTTGATTGTTACCTGTGGTCACTTGATGAAAAACTACCAAGTGGTGTATGGTTGGAAAATATAAAATTTAATAATGAAATAACAGAAGCTAAAGCTATTGTTTTATAAAATTCAATTCTTAAGATAGATGTAAAATATTAGGAGGGTTAAAAATGATAAATTATTCTAAATATATGACTGCAACAGATTTAATAAATATATGTGACATTTTAGAAGGTGAAACAATAGGAGAAGCAGGAACTTATAATTCCTTAAGTACTAGACTAGGAAACTTAATCGGATTAGATTGGGCTTTAAAAGGAGAAGAATTGAGACAGCAATTAATACAAAATATTAATAATATGATGTATTTAGATAATGAAAATAAAATTCAATATAAAGAATTTTAAATAAAAAATAATTAATTTATAGGAGGAAAATAAAATGAATAAAATAATCGTATTTTATGATATAGAAGGGTATCCAGTTTTCCAAATACTTGTAAGAAATGTAAAAAAATATACTAGACAAAATAGAATATTTAAATTGGTTGATAGTTTTATTAAAAAAAATATAAATAATATTAATTTAAATGATGGGAAAATATATGATAGCTCTAGTTGGATAATTTTTACTATATCAAAAACAGGACATTATAAATTAAAACTTAATCTTGATATAGACTATGATATATTAATTAAAAAGTTAGATATCAAAAAAAGTAAAAGAGAAAGTAATTCTAAAACAGAGAGAGAATTATTTTATATAGGAACAGGATGGTGTAAAAGAAAAGAAATATACAATTTACTAACTAGACAAAATCAAATTGGATACGAAGATTATGATACTTTAACAATAGATGGCGATGTTTATATAAGAACATATAATGAAAAATGTAGAACAATATTACTTCATAGTAATTATCAAAAAATATTAAAAGAGATATAAATAAAATTCAACTTTTAATATAAATGGAGGGTTTAAAATGAATAAGTATTTAATTGGTTGCATAGGTAATTGCTTAAGAAGTATGAAAGCAATAAAAACTAGATTTTTTTTAATAGATAATAATAACATTGAGGATGTCACACTAAAGTTGTGTAAAGGAGTAGAGCATATAGCACCATTTAGATATAAATATGGATTAGCAAATTATAGTTTTGGTTGTGGTTTATCTCATTATTTAGATACATATAATTTAAACACTGTAAATGGATTAGATTTGAATAATACACATTTAATAATGCTTACTTTAAATGATTTAAAAAATATAGTAGGGTGTAAAACTGTCTTTGATATAGATGTAGAAGAAAAACTATTAAACTATATAAAGAGTTATTACAGATGAAAATACAAGTACTTAAAATATTAATTTTAATATAATTGGAGGGGATTGAAATGTTAATAAATAAGGCTAAAGGTATTAAAACATCACTTGAAACAAGCAGCTTAAGAGAACTAAAAGGATACATAAAAGATTTAAGAAAAGCACTATCAGGATATAAATATAAGAATAAAATAGATGAAATTACAGAATATCAAATAGATAAATTGTGTTACAAAATTGATAATACAGATATATTTGACTTGAAATATAAAGAAATAGAAAAGTATATAGATAACTTGATTTTGATAATTAATTTTATCTTTATGGAAATGTAATTAAAAGAATGATTTTAATATAATTGGAGGTTTAAGCATGAATGAGTATATTTTGATAAGTTATACAAAAGGTAAAGGAGCTTGTGACCACTGTGGAAGAACTATAAAAAATATAGCTACAATAAAAAATAATGTTACAGGAGAAGTTTTTCATGTTGGATTAACATGTGTAGAAAAAATAATGAAATTGAATGTTACATTTTACAAAGCATTGTCGAGAGAGATAAAAAAACATTACAAATGTATGGAGTACTACAGTAAGGGTTTAGATATAGAGACAAATCTTAATAAAATAGTGAAGAATAATACTAAATACAAAGAAGGTTCTTATGCTTATAAATCTAATGAACAAATGTTAGAAGATGCAATTGCGGAAGTGGCTTGGGCTTTGGCTCGTATGATAGATAGTTGTATGAGAATGAATAAACTTAGTAAGTCTGGATTGATAGATATAGATATATTAAACAGTTTGTTTATCAAGTATAAGGAATATATGAGTAAATTTGATGAAAATTACAATAAAAACAAATATAAATATAAAAGTTGTTATACTATGAAACCTTTAAAAGTAATATTAGATGAAAATGAAGATTTAAAAGAACTATATAAAAGTATGCAATAAATGTATGTAGGCGATGAATTAATGACAATGAATTTTATATAGATGAGGATTATATTTTATATAAAAGAGTGTCATATCTTTAATATAGGACATGAAGTAATAAAAGAGTTTAAAATTATATTTTTAATATGATATATGAGTTATCAAATCGCTATTGTTATAGCTATATTATTATAATTCAAATGATAATGATAGTGATTTGATAAAAGGATTTTAAAGATTATAAAAATCAAAAGGTATAAATACATTAAGATGATTTTCAAACAGCTTATAGAGGCTTGTACGGGGGCATAATCATAAACTAGGAGGGGGTAAAAATGAAATTTAAAAATATAGTTATGGGAATAGTATTGGGTTTAATTATTGTTGGAGTTGCAGGAGCAACAAAAGTTAAGGCTGCCGAATTAGATAATTTTTATGTAGAAACTACTGACAGAGTTGTAGAAATATTAGAAGATGAAAGTGTAGTTTTATATGATACTAAAGAGCAAGTTTATAATTTCTATCCTAAATCTTTAGGTGATTGGAACTATAGTTTTGATAATAAAAAAGATTTAGATAGAGCAGTTGCAACTTACAAAGAGCTGTCAAACAATATAAGTCACTCAAAGGATGTGTATGTGATTAATAAGTTGAATAACAATGGAAACATTAAAGTATTTTTAAGTGATGGAAGTTCAATTGTATATATAAAAAATGATAATAAATATTATTTTTATCCAGCTTGTATGGGTGATTGGTATTTAACATTAGATAGTAAAATTGATTTAAGTAATTGTGTTGGCACTTACTTTGATGTTGAGGTTGCAATATGATACGATATATGAAAGATATAAATAATATAAGTTTAGAAGATGCTGATATGTTAGCAAAAGAGGGATTTTGTTTTATTATAAAAGATGGTAAATTAAGAGGTTTTAAAATTGAAAAAATAAAAATAGGGGGATATGAAAATGAAAAAAATAACTAAGAAAGAAATCAAAAAATATGTAAGAGAAGCTATAAGTAATAATTTTAATTGGGAAATAGATAGATGCGGATTTTATATAAAAAATGATTCAATAAAGTTTTTTATTTCATATAAAGGACAGGGTGCAGACGAAAATATATACAACAATACTTACGAAGAAATAATTTACATTGATGATATTATAGAAGACTATAAAAGAAAAGAATATAATTTAAAAGATGTAGATTCAATAGTGCATGAAAATGTAAATAATATGATTATAGATTACAATGAGGAAATAGAAGAAAATGAAAGATGTATAAAGAGCTTTATAAAAGAACTAAAAAGTTCTGTAGGTGAAGAGTTTACAGTATTAGAATATGATAATTTTGTACAAGAAAAATATAATTATCTTGTTAATAAAACTGACTCATGGGATTTTTTTATGGAAGGTGAAGTATATAATTATTTAGATTGTGGAAGTTATACATATTCAGGATTAGGTAAAGATTATGATGTTGATATAAATATTGTCTTTGATGTAATAAAAATAAATTCAGAAGAAGATTATAAATCTATAATAAAAATAAAAGACATTGAATTGTTATAATTTACTATATATCTATAATATTTAAATATGAACTAATGATATAAT